CCCCGATCGCCGACTCCGCGAGCGCCCGCGGCAACTGCGGAAAATCGCAGAAGATCAGTCGCGAGCGATCATAGGACACACTCCGCGGCCAGCCGCGATAATCGTTCATCAGTGCTTCGTCCCACACGGGAGATGCTTGCAACGTGACCTCCGCCGGCGTGCCGGTAACGATGGTCTGTCCGGTCGGCGAGACGATGCGCTCGGTATCGAGGAAATTATCGCCCTTGTAGACGATCACGTCGAGATTGGCCGTCGAATTGAAGGCGGTGATCAGACCTTCGGCGCCGGTGGTCTCGCCGATCACGACCTGGCCGAGTTTGAACGAATCGCGGCCGTTGGCGCTGGCGCACACGACGCGCCGCGTCGGCGGCAGCGTCTCGATGACGTTCGCCTTGGCGGTCGTGGCGCTGGTTACGGACGTGATGATGATCTCGCGTTCGTGGAAACGGAACGAGACGCCGACGTGACTGGCGGCGAGCACCGGCTCCGAGAAAGTCATGTCGATGGCGGTTCCGGTGCGCGCCGAGCACAGCAGCGTGATCCCGCGCGGTGCGAAACGATAGTACGGCTGGCGCTTGGCGCCGTCGCCGGTTATCTCGAAGATGAAGTTGCTGAGCAGCCAATTGTCGGCGGCGAGCGACAAGCTGGGCTTCTCGAAAACGACCTGGGCGACGTAAATGTCGGCGGCCACGCCGTTGTGGCTCACCTCGAGCCACAGGTAATCCCAGAGCGTCGTGGTGTCGGAGGAGGTGACCGTCCGCGCGCCGCTCTCGTTGGCGGTGTCGGTGAAGGCGGTCGTTCCGAGGCTCGTCCCGTCGTTGCTGGCGGACGGCGCCGATCCGTTCTTGCCGTAGAGGGTCAGGGTCACCGTCGGCGTGAGGCCGTCGACGTAGCCCTGGTCGTTCGACCCGTGAACGATCGCCTGGGTCACCTGTTGCGGCGTGGCCGAGAAATCGAGGCCGATGTAGGCCGCAGTCGCCGACGCCGCGGCGACGCACTCCGCCGCCACCCGGTTCGTCACCGCGTCGAAGGCGGTCTCTAGCTCGGTCACATCGGAGAGCGGCTGGACGGCGATCGTGGCGGCATGAGGTTCGTCGGCGGTGCCGGTGACGACGAATGTCGCCGGATTGTCCGACGTAGCCTCCGCGTTTTTGGTCGCATCGGCGATCCTGGCGCGCGTATCGACGCTGCTCGACGGGTTGCCGATCTCGGCGGCATCGGCGTAGCCGGCCGGATCGGTGACGAGGGTCTGATCCGAACGACGCATCGAGGCCAGCGCCAGCCACAGCGTTCGCGCCGATCCCCACGACGGGGTCAGCGATGGCGGGTCGAGGCTGTTCGATCCGGTGAACGACGCTTCCGGCGTCCCTCTGAAGCCGCGGATGCGGCGGCAGATGGCGACCGAATAGCGCCCGGCCGAACCAGTCGAGGTGATCGTGATTGACGATCCCTCACTGCCGGTCGCCTTGCGATAGAAAATGCTGGTTGATCCCGTGGCGTGGCGTTCCGCCAGCAAAGTCCATCCGCCGGGTGGTGTGTGGGTAGTGGTGTTGCCGCCGGTCTTGAACGAAACGATCAGCAGATCGCCGGGCTCGCCGGACGCCAACGCAACGGTATGGTTCTTGGTGGTTGGATTTTGCGAGGTTGCGATGTTGACGACGACCGGAAAATCGAGATTTTCGATCATGTCGCCGATCGCCGTCCCGAGCGAGGAATCGATCTCGTCGGAACTGCCGAGCGCCAGGTGCAGCGGCCGGTTGGCGCCGTAGGTCAGGAACACGTCGCGCTCGGCCACCGCTACCCCGATCTCGTCGATGGTATCGAGCGTCCAGTCGGCGGGAAACTCATTCAGGAGCGTGCCGTCCATGTCGCGGATGCGCAGGGCGGCGTCACCGAACAGAAACTCGTACTTCAGCGTATCGGAAAAGCGCACCGTCTCGGTGCGGCCGGTGTCGAGGTCGTAGGCCGAACGGCCAAAGCGTTGAGCAAGGGCGCCGGATGCGAGTGCACGGATATTGGCGCCGGTCTTCAGCCCCGACCGTTGCAACTTCACGTCGTCGCGGCGGGCAGCCTTGGCGGTGATCTGGCCCGACGAGAAGTCGACCTGACTGTACGTAAGGCCGGGGAGCGCCATCAGAGCGCCCGCGGGCCGCCCCCGGCACGGCGGCGCTCAAGGATGGTGGACGTGCGTCCACGGCGCGCCGGGGTCTGCTGGTCGGTGCGGGTGCGCACTAGCGGCAGAAGATGGGCCTCGATGAAGTCGTCACGCCGCTTGGCCTCGTCATAGTCTTCAAACGCACGCAGGAGTCCGACCTCGATCTTCTGGCGGAGGATTTCCCAGAACAAGTTCGAGATTTCGTCGGTGTACGGCGTCTGGATGAATGTGGCGATCGGCGCATCGTCGTCCTCGCCGTCGTAATCCATGCAGATCAGCCGGCCGATGATCTCGTAATCGACCGGCGTGCCGCCGGGCGCCTCGACCCGTTGCAGCCACAGACAGGTGAACGGCCACTCGTAGGCGTAACCGAACCGGGTGGACGGGTTGTCGTCCTCGTTGGCTTGGTCGATCGCCTCGGTGGCGCGGGCGAACGGCCACGGGTGGCGTTCCAGCAGGATGGGCAGTTCGCGATCGTAGGCTGCCGAGCCGCGCCGCCATTCGAGGGTCTGGTCGGCGAGCGCCGCCGTCTGGTCGGCGTCCTCGGAGAGGTTGTTCCCCGTTTGCCCCAGGGCATCGTCAACAATGCTGCGCTTGGTGATGGCCATGCGCCGAGCCTAGACGCGCGAAGGGCCGGCGCAACGCACCGGCCCCTTGGGACACTCCACGCGCCGGATCACGCTGCGATCGGCACTTCCTCGTAGATCATTCCGAAAGTCCCGACGGCGGTCGTGGCGGTCGCCGAAGCGGCGATCGATCCCCAGGCACCAGGCGGGATGATAAAGGCACCGCCGACATCGACGAAGCCGATCGGCATGTTGTCGACGGTGAGCGCTCCGGTGTGAAGCGCCGCAAACGGCAGGAGGAACGCGCCGGCATTGGCCGGCGTGCCGATGCGGTAGGGCGTGGACGCGGACGCCGGCCGGCCGAGGAACAGGTTGGCCCGCCCGTCGATGGCGGTGGTCGTGGTCGGCGCCGAGGTCTGGCCGGTGTTGCCGGTGAGCCCGAGGGCGGCGGCGACGGTCGAAACGACGGTGATCCCCATCGACACCGCCAGAATGACAGCATTGACGCCCGAGGTCGGCGGATTCCACAGCAGCGGGCCGCCCGTCCCGGCCGCCGTGGTGTAGATCACCGGGGCGGTGACGATGGCCTGCGCCATGAACAGATTGCCGCGCCGCGCCTGTTCGTAGTAGCGGCCGTGCAACTGTTGGACGATCATCTCGCCCGCATGGCCGAGACGCAGGCTGTCGGGAACGAAACCGTCAGGGAAGGTCTTGGGTCCGACTTCAGCGCGGAGAGTCATTGGTTTTGATCCTCAATCAGCCAGCCACAACCGGCGTGACGGTCGGCGCGGCGAGGCCGCGGTAGATCACCTGGTACGGCAGTTCCATGTCCGATGTCGCGTCGGCCGACATCGTGGCCATGATGCGAGCCGCCTGACCGGCGGGGATGCGGCCGACCGTGATCTTCGCCATGCGGAGCGCGGCGAGCGTGCCCGAAAGCGCGGCCTCCTGAATGGCCTCGCGGCGATAGTTGGTGCCATCGACGGCGCGGGCGACCGCAAACGCGATCGTCGCCGTCGATTCCACCGTTGCAAAGCCGGTCGTCGCCTTGGCGAGGTCGAGCCAGACTTCAACGTCGTGGAGATCGTATACCCCGGCGAGGATCGTCAGGATGGTCCATGGCGTCGTTTCGGTCTGCACCGAATCGTCGATGTCGGTCTCGCCGGTGATGACCTTGAGGTCGAGAAACTCGGCCTTGATGTCTTGCGGGAGCGTTTTGAAGTCCCAGGCTGGCATCGGTTATCCTCTCAGATCGCGGGGGCCATCTGGCCCTGACGCGCCGCTACCTCGCGCTCGATGCGCGCGACCGCTTCCGGCGCCTTGATACCGTTCGGTGCGCCAAGCCGGCGGGCAAGGCGAACGATGTCGACTTTGTACATCGTCCGCCAGTTCTCCGGGATGTCGATCGGCTTGCCGTCGTGCGATCCGGGCAGCCGGGGCTCGGGCTCAAAGGCCATCGCCGCGATTGCAGCCTTCGCCTCGTCGTCGAGCGGCTCCCAGTTGCGGCCGGGCGTGGCGTCCGACTCGAACTCCTCGCCCGCCACGATCAGCCGGTCGAGAAACAGCATCGCCTTGGCCCGGTAGCGTGCCATCAGATCACCGATCAGGTGACGCCGGTCAGTCGCCCGCTCTCGTAGGTGCGGGTGTCGTGACGAACGTCGCTCAGCCAGGCCGAAACGGCGCCGGCGGTGAAATCTTCCTCGGCACCGACGTTGTAGCGCAGCCCCAGGTAGCGCTCGTAGGCGCCGGGCGGAATGGCCATGCCCTGGACGAGCCAGTAGCCGGCGACGAGAGTGGCTTCCTCGATGTCGGCTCCGGTCCAGTGGACGGTCGCCGAGGAAAGAGCCGCAACGCTGTCGCTTTCCAGCGAGACGATCAGCGAAGTGCCGTCGGCCGCCGAATCGAAGGCGGTCGTAACCAGGACGTGCAGGTAGAGCGGGCGGCCGGCGCCGATGTCGCGGATAGCGTTCGCGGTCGGGCCGCCGGTGTCGCCCGCATTGAGGGCGCCGGAGGCGGCCAGAAGGTCGATGACGTTCGTGGAAATGCGATCCGCGGTGATCGCCGCTTCCCAGTCGAACGTGTTCTCTTTGTCGATCAAAGACATTGGCGTTGCCCTTCAGCGTTGCCCTTCAGCGTTGTCAAGTCACCCGTGCTTCGTCGGCCTGAAGCATATCGACGGTGCGGATCGGGATGCCGCGGAAGCTCACCTTCGGCTGGCCTTCTTCCATGCCGACCGTCATCCAGACGTTCGCTTTGTTCTGCGCCTGAATGTCGAGCATCGTGGCGACGGTGCGGTTGACGTAGAACGCGCGCCGGGCGCCCATGGTGCCCGACGGCAGCTTGTGAACCGCCGAGGTCATCAGCTTGAGGATGTCGGCGGCGCCCGATTCGGCGACCAGGTTCGACTTGTCGATGTTGGCGATGCGAACGTTGCCGCGCCAATCGCGGACGACGAGACCGACCTGCTGCTTGAAGATTTCCTCGAAGGCCGCGTAGCGCCGCGGCGGGCTGTCCGACGTGGTGATCTGCTGGACGCCGAGGTCTTGGCGCACGATGCCGCCCTGCGACCCCATCGGATAGATGCAGAAGGTGTGGCGCGGCGACCAGGTGACGAGCAGAATCGAGGCGTTGTCGGAGCCGGTGCCGCCGGCGTCGATGATGTTCTCGCCGGACGCCGCCGACAACGAGGCATAGCGCGGCAGAACGCCGTTGAACTTCGCCGGGCTGGTCGACACGTCGCCGTAGAGCATTGTCTCGGCGAATGCCTGGTTAAAGCCCTCGAGAATGCCGATCGCCTCGATGAGCCGGACCTGATTCGGATTGCCGCTGTGCTTGACGAGGTCTTCGTCGACGACGGAGCGGTTCTCCATCATGCCGATCGGCTCATCGACCTGCACGTAGGTCGATTTGGTCGGGGTGACGCCCTCGTAGTAGCGGCGCCAGGTCGGCTCGGGAATGCCGGTGCGCTGCGAGTGACGGTGCGAGGTCTTGTTGTTCGCCTCCATGAACGTGGCGTCCAACAGAATCTCGTTATCCTGCGCCAGCAGCTCGGTAATATCGGTGACGATGCCACCGTTCGGCTCCGTCAGCTTGGCGATGTCGGCAAGGGTCGGGTTGGTAGCTCCAACGGTCGCCATGGTCAGCTAGCCTTCTGCTTGTCGCCGTAAAACCGATCCTCAAGCTTCTGAGGCAGGGGCAACGGCTGGTTGTCGCGGTTCTGTGAGAACGGCACGACGGACGGATTCGATACCTTCGACAGCAAGTCCTCGAAGAACTCGACCGCGCCGGAGGTAATCACGCTGGCATCGATGAACTTCGCCTTCTCGGGACCGACGATAGCCGAAAGCCGGTTGGCGATGTCCTGACGGCGGGTGGCGCCGTTGGCGCCGAGCTTCTTCGAATCCTCGTCGAACGACTTGCGGTCGGCGGTGAACTTCTCGACCTCGTGAGCGTTGAAGGCGCGGGCGAGATCGTGGAACGCCTCGCGCGGAACCTTGTGCTTGTGGAGGACGGGCAGCGCACGTTCGAGCAGTTCGGTGTTCGGCTCGAACTTGACGCCCTCCGGCAGGTTCATCCCTTCCGGCAGCATCGCCTCGGGTAGCGCGTAAAACTTGCCGGCCTCCTCGACCTTCTCGGGGAAGTCCTTGAACGCCTCCGTCTGGGCGGCGTTGTGGGCTTCGAGCGCGGAGAGGGCTTGCGCGGCCTCGTTCAGCCGGACGCCGGTCGCTTCGTCCCAGTAGCGGTCAGGGAGCCCTTCCGGCCGGGCCGGCGGCGTCGGCGGCTGGATCGACGGGTCGCCGGGCGCCGCGGAACCGTGTGGCGGCTCGCCGGTCGGCGCCAGGGTCGCGGTCGGGTCGTTCGACGGGATGTTCGGCGTTACGGGCATGGTCTCGCGTCAGCTTCTCGATCAATTCTCGCGCAAGCCTGCGACCTCCTTCCGCCTCCCGCAACGCACAGGCATCGGAGCCGGCCGGCGTCACGTCCTGAAGCCGGGTGAAAAGCAACGGGATCAACACGTTTCGCCCGTCGACGGACAGACCGATGCGCGCCAGGCCGTCCAGCTCATCCTGTCGGTTCACCGCCGCCTCCGTTGCCGGGGCCGCCGCCGTTCGCCATCATCTCGGCGCCGAGCGAGGCGAGAACCTTGATCCGTTCCTCAACCTCGGCGTCGTCCCTCAGCACGACCAGTTCCTCGCGCATCTTCGCCTTGATGTTTCGCAGCGTCTTGGCCTCGTCGATCATCACCTGCCACATGGTCGGCGCGACGGCTTGACCGATCTCGGCGAACCTGACCGCCGTGGCGATGTCCTGCGAGTCCTGGGCGCGCTCCGCCGGGTTGTACGGTTGCAGCGCCATGCCGCCCGGCACGCCGAGCGCCGCGGCCGTCCTGACCACGCCGCGCTTCTCGCCGAGGTAGCGGAAGCGCTGGAACGTCTCGTAGGGCTCCTCGCGCCAGAAGGCGTAGCCGGGCGTGCCGATCCGGCGCTGGCGCAGGACCAGTTCGTCGAGCCACTGGGTCGCCGTCGGCGGCGTCTTACCGCGCTGCTCGGGAAAATCGACATAGTGCAGCCGCCGAATGCGGCTTTGCAGGTGATCGACATCGAACAGCGCCGCCTCGATCGGCCGCGGCGTGTAGATGTCCTCGAACGCCTCGCGGCCGGCGCTCGGCCGCTTGGGCAGCATGTCGCCGGGTCGAATCCCGTCCGGCGGCACATTGATGACGCCATCGTCCTCGTAAGCCTTCGGCGGCCTGATCGTGAAGTCGACGTTCTCGATCAGGCCGCCGCGAATCTCGTCGAGCGTCACCAGATCGGCCAGCGACTTGACCAACGGTCCATCCGGCCAGGCGAAATCGGGCGTGGCGCCGAAGCGGCCGGCCACCAGCGGCACCGAGCCTTCGCCCGTCAGCGTCGCGTCGTGGATGCGCTTGTTGTCGAGCAGCACCACATGCCGGTATTCGTAGTCGCCGAAGTTCTCCCAGTTCCGCCACCACGCCCACACGATCTCCGCCGGCTGGTCGGGCTTCTCGCGCGCCAGGCGCATCCGATCGTCGGGTATCTTGGCGAACACCGCCTTGCCGAGCAGCGCCGCGAGGTGCCGGTTTTTCGTCTGTCGCGTCACCGAGCGAAAATCCGGCTTGCCGTCCGGGCCGAGGTCCATGTCGAGCTCGCGGATCGGCACGCCGGTGACGCGGATCGGCAGCCCGCGGCCGGGATCGTGGATCAGTAGCGCCACCACGCCGATCGCCCCATCGGGCACCCCGGCCTTGGCCTTTTCGGCGTAGTAGTTCGACGCCCGGATGAGGTCGAAGACCTTCTTGTCGTCGGCGCGGATTACCGCATTCAGTTCCTCAACCGCGGGGTCTTCGTTGCCATCCTCATCGGCGTTGGTCGGCATCGAGCGCTCCGCCCAGCGCCCCTCGCGCGGCGTGAACGTCTCGATCAGCATCGACATGAAGTCGTCGGTCACCTCGAAGCCGAACGAGGTCTGAAGCTGGCGGTCGTCGCCTGGGCGCTGCGCCTCGGCGGTCTGGCCCTGGGAGCCTTGCCGGCGCACCCGTCGCGGCGCGCTGTAGTAGTAGCAATTCTGAAGATCGTTCTCGATCGTCCGCTTTTCGCGGCGGGCATCTTCGAGCCGCTGTAGCACGTCAGCTTCGAGAGGATCGGTCGGGGGGGCAGCGGCCATCAGAACGAACGCGCCCCGAACGCCTGGCCGGTGCCGAACAGCCGCATCAGTTGCGCGGTCCGGCGCTCCGCCAGATCGCGCACCGCCTCAAGCCGTTCGCGCTCGGCCGCTTGCCCCGCCAGCCGCTCCGTCGCGCTCGGCTGCACCGTCTGCTGCTTCGGTCGGAACAGGTCGCCCATCGGTCACGATCTCCGCGCCATCGGCGACGAGCCTGTTCCAGAGCGTGTCGGGCCGCAACGCACCGCGCCGAAGCCCGACCAGATGGGCGATCATCGAGGCGCAAGAACCAAAGCGCGGGACCCATGGGCCAAGGTCGAAATCCGGCGCCTTGACCCGCAACAGTCCGCCATCGCCGACCAGGGCGGCGAACCATCGGTCAAACTCGGCATCGGGGATGATTTCGAGGCGCGCCCTGGCAAGCTCCCAACTTACATGAACCCACGCCATCGCGCCCGGAACGAATCCGACAGCCGACGCATGCCGCCACCGGCATCGCCAGCACAGCCGCTCAACCCACCATGTCGAGCGACGATGAAAAACGATCAGCCAAGCGAGAGGTTCGGTCGTCACCCGAACGGCCTTCTTGCTCCCGCGAAACGCCGCCGCCGCGACAACGGCAGTCTGACGACCTCGCCGCGGCCCTGGGCCGGCCGGCCGACCATCGTGCGCCCCTCGCCCTCGCCCACGACGAGATACTGAAGCGCGTCGGCCGGGTCGCTGTAGGCGTCCTTGTACGGCTTCTCCTCGTAGCCGCCGGCCATCGGCTGCTTGCGGAAATGGTACTTCCCTGCCATCGCCACCTTCAGCGTCCGGCAATGCTCGGGGCACAGCAGCAACCGCGGCGCCCCGTCCTGCATCCCGGTCAGGACGAAGTTCACCGCCCCCAGCCGGATCGTAAGGTCGTTGTCACTGCACGGCGCCGGCGACACCGGCAACCCGAACGACGCCATGATGTCGTAGGAGGTCCGCGACGACGACTGCGCCTTGTCGGCGCCCTTCGGGTCGCCCCAGATGCGAAACTCGTAGCCGGGAAACCGCGTGTCGAGCTTCCGCTTGATCAGCGGCGCGAAGTCCGTCGTGTCGATGTCGCGCCCGATCAGCTCATCGAGCATGAACCACCGATTGCCGATCAACTGCGAGAACACCACCGCGGGCGACCGCCCGAAGTCCATGCCCATCAGGATCGGGTAGCCTGGCGTCGGCTTCAACGGCGCCTTGGCGACATGTGTCTCGACGTTGAACTGCGGCCAGACGGGCTTGCCGTCGACCCACACCGAAATCCGGTTCATCAGCCGCGAGTCGATCCACGCCTTGTCCTTGCCCCTCAAAAGATTCGCGTAGTAGTCGCGCTTCAGCCACCGCAGATTCTCCGCCTTCGGGTTGATCTTGTAGCCGCGGATCGTCTTGCCGTCGGGGTTGAACACCTCGATCAGCGCCGGCGGCTGGACGAAGTACGTCCACTCCTTCGGCCACATCACGCGATCGGCCGGCAACGTGTCTTCAGGATAGGGGACTTCAGTCGTCATCGGCAGCAACCAGTGGTCCTCTCCGGGCTCGTTCATGTCGAACAACACCCCGGACCACGTCGGGCTCGACCCGTCGATCGGTCCCGGATACCGCCCGGTGCGCGAATGGCACTCGTCGAAAATCGCCTTGTGGGCGTACTGCATCTCGTGGAAGAAAAACCCGGTGAACTGCGTCGAGCGCAGCTTCCGCATGTCCTCCGGCCGGTCGAGCGCGATGAAATTCACCTCGCACCGCACGTCCCCCAACGCCATCTGAAATTCCAACGGCCGCGAGTAGAACATCTCGCCGTACTGCTCGGGCGGGAAAATCTCCAGAAAGTCCTTGACCGTGGAACCTTCAAGATCGGGATAGGTGTTCCTCACAAACGCCCACCGCGTCTTCCGAAACCCATCCGTCGTCGATGCCGCCTGCTCGCACGCAATCTGCCAGACCTTCAGCATCACCGTCGCTGTCTTCCCAGACCCGATCGGACCCCGAAGACCGGAAACCGCGGAACGATCGAGAAAAAATCGGCCCAGAACCACACCGTCCAACTCGTAATTCCGACGGCCGTCCGCCGTCACCCGAATCTCCGGCAACGCCGCCGCCTCAGCCATTCTTCGGCTCGTGATTCAACGACCCAGGATAAGCCTCCGCAACCACATCCCGCGCCCGCTCCACACCCGCCGCCGTCTCATCCTGACTCAGCGCCGAACCCAGAACCCGCGAAACGTCACGCCAGTACCCCACGGGCATCCACGGCGGACACCCCGCCCGCAACAGCCGACCCGCTATCGACGATACCGATGACGACGTTTCCCGATCAGCCATCAGCCCAATCCGACGAAATCACCCCACAACGCCGGCACATCGAACCCCGCGGCGTCAGCCAGAACAACTCCTCGCCACACCAACACCGCCAAAACGCAGCCGGCGGAGCAACCGCGTGCCTGTACGCTCCCCACAGCCGACCGCACCCAGGACACTCCAAATGAACCGACCCAACCGGAGCAACCGCCGCCCATTCGTGACCACACCACCCGCAAACCGCCGGTCCCGACAAATGCGGCCCATCAGCCTCATCCACCCCCCCAGCCGCCGGAAACGCCAAAACCTCAGCCATCCAAAAATCCCTCAAACCAAAAAAATAACAGAAAATCGCGCGCGGGGTCCACGTACACAGAGCCCGGCTTCGATTTTTGCCCCCGCCCCCCTTTCCGACCCGCTCGCCTGCCGGCTCTGATCGGGGCTGATTTCGCGCGTGTCACGGCTGCGGTGTGGCACGTTATGGCTTATCTCCGCCATCGCCTGGCTCATCACGTGCAGCCTCCGAGGCTGCCGAGGCAGGGTTAACCTCGATCACGGTCTCATCCGGTGCCCGATCCCCGGCGCCATGCACGTTGACCGTGACCACGACGCCGGGCGTGAGCTGCCGCTGGCCTTCGCGCGCAGCCTGCTCATCGCCGAGGCCGTCGAGGTAGCGGATCGCTTGGATTGCCGCCGTTCTGTTCTCGTCCTGCTCGCGGATTTCGACGGCGCGGTGAATGTTCGCGCCCGATGCGCTCGCCCGAAACACCTGCTTCTGGTCCCGGATGTACCGTTGGACGTGAGGCAATCCGAGCGCAGTTCTCATTCGGCGAACGGTCAGGTTGGCCTTCCGCGCGGCGTCCTGCCAGGCCATGCCCTCCCAGACCATGGCATCGGCGGCGGCTTTCTGCTTGCGGGTGAGTTGGATGCGACCGCTTGGAGTTGGGATACTCGGCCGTGAGGTAGCTGGCGGTCCGGCTGGCGTCTGGGCCGGGAGGGTATCGGACATGGCGCATGGTGGCTGTGCGGTCGGGTGGGAGGCAACGCACAGGGCGGGCGTGGCACAGGTGCGCGTACACTACCTCTGAAGATGCTGTACGCGGACTTGTGCCAAATGTGTCATCGGGTCAGTGATGCTTACGTTGTGGCACTGCGCCGGCGGTACCATGTGCGCCGGCTGATGCCGATGGCTTCCCATGGCCGTCGGCGAGCGATTGAGGCGGCTTCGTAGTCGGCGCGGGCGATGGCGCCTTGGGCGCGGCGGGCGGCTTCGCGGGCGGCGTTCTTGAGCGCTCGCCGGCGGGCGGTGCGGGCGGCCTTGCTGAGATTGACGGCGCCGATGGTGGTGATCCCCAGGGCCGAGCGCTCGCGGTCTGTCAGGCGGAGGCGCCAGGCGAGGCGGTCGGCCTTCCAGCGGGTGGGGTTGGTGGTCACCTCCAGGAGCAGGCCAGCGAGGTCTCCGACTGGCAGCCACGGGGCGCGGCGCTGCACCCATTGGGTCACGTTGGCGTCGATGCTTCCCGGCAGGCCGGCGAGGTGATGCGCCATGATGGCCAGGTCGTCGCGGCCTGCGTCGTCGTCGGGGAGTGTGTCGCCGTAGCGTGAGGCGAACAGGGCGTCGAGCTCGCGCACGCGGATCATGGCGACGGTCGGCCGCGGCCAGCGTTTTCGTTTGGCGCGGTAGCGGCGCGCGATCTCGAGGTGATCGAGGCGGCGGGACTCGGCCGGCGTTGGCATCAGCGAGACGCCTCGGCCAGGAACTCGTCGCGCACCCGCTGCGCCATCGTATCCCAGCGGCGGGCGTGAGCTTCGTCGTCAGTCTCGGCGCGCGCGTGCTTGCCGACGCGGACGGCGTGCCGGATGGTGTGGCGGGCCCAGGCGCGATGCAGCGCCATCGCCTTCAGTTCGAGCGGCGCGACCATGCCCGATGGTGGCAGTGCCGGCCGAGGCTGCAACGCACCGGCTGGCGACTCCCGGCACGCCTAGCGCCGTTCGAGGCGCACCGTCGCCACCCCGTCGTCGATCATGCCGAGCCGCTGAGCGGCGGCCCGCGACAGGTCGATGCAGTTGCCGGTCCAGCGCGCCGGCCCGCGATCGTTGATCCGCACCGTCACCGACCTGGCGCCGCGCGTCCCGAACCGCCACGACCGATGCGCCGCGGTCATGGCGTGCATGTCGAAGCGCTCGCCGGAGGCCGTCAGGCGGCCGTGGTGGTCGCCGTTGTAATAACTGGCCTCGCAAACTTCGTCGGCTGAGGCCGACGGCGTAAAGGCCACTAAGGTGGCAATGACGCAGAGAGCGCCAAGCGCTTGAGTTACGCGTTTCCACGACCTCCCGGCCACGACGTGTCGCACCGTTCTAATCGACACACCGAAGTGCGATGCCAATTGGGACCAACTAACCCCAGCCCTGCGGAGACGTATGACTTCCGGCACATCGGATTCATGGAGTCTTGCCCACGACGCTTTACTGCCGAAAACCGAACGATCTTTGGCTGCCATGTCGCGTTGATTGTCGGCGGGCGTGCCGAGGAAAAGATGTTCCGGGTTGACGCACCTTGGATTGTCGCAGCGATGGCACACGAAAAGGCCGTGCGGTATGTCACCGTGAGCCAGCCGCCACGAGACGATGTGAGCCCAACTCGGGCGCCATGCCCCATCAGGGCTTCGACCTACCATGAACTTGCCGTAGCCAGCGGCGGATTTGCTGCCCAGCCAATTCCAACATCCATCCAGCCCATCTTTCTGCACCTTGGCCCAGAACCGATCAGCGATCGGACGGTTGCGCCGTTCGTTCATGGCACTCTCCCAGGAATCATGAACACCGGGCCGAACCACATCAGCGCCATGAGCACGCCGACCATCAGCGGGAGGACCAGGCGGCCGACCAAGTTGGGGAAGGTCAGCGTATCCGCGGCATAGTCGCCGCCCCATCCTTGCCCGCCACAAGCCCTTTCAGATGCGTGACCTCATCACCCGCCCTGCGCGCATTCCACGCGCGAATACAGCGTGCAAATATCTCTTTGGGCGCGAGGCGGTTCTTAGCAGCGGAGTTGCGCGCTAGCTGGTCTCTTAACACCAGCACAGGGTCCCCCGGTGCCAGACCTACTCCGCTGTGAAGGTCATCAAAGAACGTGAGCGCCAGGGCCTCATCCTTCTCTGCAAACAGAAAGCTCAGAGCTGTTGCTATGCTCCCGGCGACCAGCCGTGCCACCCTGCCAGCGGCCAGCGTCGCCAACTGCATCCGCTCGACTTCGCTATCGTTTAACCCCTCAACGAAAGACAGAACCTGATCAGCATCAATGCGAACATTAGCAGGCGCGGTGACACCTGCCCTGTACGCCTGTATCCAACGTACAGCGGCGCTTATCCGGTGGGCGTTTTGGGTACCCGCTATCCCGAGAACATCCCCCGCAGTGCGAGCGCTCCCGCTGTCCAACGTTGGGAACGTGGCCTGGTCCACGTTGTAAACTAGCAGCGCCTCAATGGTCAGTCCGGTGTCTACGACCGCCTGAAGGCGGTGCTGACCGTCAAGCAATCTACCATCCCGGTCGATGACAATGGACTCTCCGTTCATGAGGAAGCGCCCTTCCTCCAGCGCCCGTCGCAACCTCGCTATAAGCGCCCGCTTCAGGTGCCGATTGCCCGCGTTGTGTCTAAGAAGCTCGGCTGCGCGCTCCGCATCAATGACCTCCACTTGCGCAAACACCAACGCATATGCTTTCCGCGTAGACTTGCGTGCCAACCGCAGCCGCGGGTTTACGCCTCCACCACTGCGCTCGCCTTCGGAAAAAGCCCGTGCCACCACATTCACATTTGCCATTTTACGTTCTCCTCATTTGTGAATTTGTTCATCACCCTCTCCTCGCCCTCACGACGGCACCCGGCGCTGAAGCTCGTTGACCGACAGCTTCGGCCGCTCGATCCCCGACAGCCGCTTGCGCTGCTCGCGGATCGGCCCGTCCTCCATCGCCACCGGCACGAAGCCGAGGCCGAGCGCTTGGAGCCACAGCGGCATCGTCACCGATCCGGCGACACGGCCCTGGGGGCCGCGCCAGTTTTCCAGCTTCGCGGCGTAGCCGTCCTGGAATCCGGCTCGGTCGTCCAGTTCGAGCTGGGTCCAGCCGAGCTGCTTGCGCCGCGCGATGAGCGCTTGCACCAGCCCGTCATAATCGGCGAAGGCACCGCGGCGACGCCGCGTGCGGCGTTTATCCATCAGACGCCTCTTGTGACGGTTCCAATAGCGCCGGTTGCGTAGTTTCCGTAGGCGTTTGCGGCGGCGCCACCTCCGAAGGCGTTTCACCGCGCTTGTCGCCGATTCATCGGTCAGCGCCAGCATCGCCACCGTCGATCCGCGTCACGATCAGTGTCAGGCCAAGCGCGCCGGCCAGGGCGGTTAAGGTCCGCAGGTGCGGGATTCGTTTGCCCCGCTCGATCTGGTTGACGATCCCGCGATCGACCCCACTCGCACCGGAAATTATCACCTTGACTGAACGCGCCTGCATGCCCATATTGGTGGTCAAGGAGACCTTAGCCATGACTGCCACCGTTGATCTGACGAACCAGATTTTCACCGACGCTGACGCGGCACGGGCGCACTTTGAGGCGATCCGCTGGCCGTATGGTCCGTACTGTCCTTATTGCGGTCAGTTCGACACAGTGAAGGCGCTGGGCGGCAACTCGATGGGGCCAGGCTGGTACCACTGCACGTCCTGTCGCCGCAAGTTTACGGCGGCTGTCGGAACAATTTACGAGCGGTCGCACATCCCGATGACGAAATGGCTTCTTGCAACGCACTTGATGTGCGCGAGCAAGAAAGGCATGTCCGCTCACCAGTTGGGCCGGATGCTGGGTCTGCCATACAAGACCGCGTGGTTCATGGCGCACCGTATCCGCGAGGGGATGCGCGAGTTGAACCCAGCGACACTTGGCGGCGGGGGCAAGATCGTTGAGGCGGACGAAACCGCGATTGGTGGCAAGGAGCGCAACAAGCGGGTTGTGGGCTTTGATCGAATCGATTGCGGTGCGGACCACGCTGCATACGGTGAATTCATAGGCCGCGTAGACCTGCACAAACATTAGACCCTTCACCGTGGCTTCATCCTCGCCCTTGAGAATCCTGGTGGAGCTAAAAAATGCCTCAAGGGCATGGAAGCGGGCTTCGACTTCAGTCCTCAGCGGCGGGAACATAAGGCTCGCCCAAGAAACGATCTCGGCAAAACTCGATACGACCTGTCACCGATTTTCGATCATTCGTTGCCGCAGTTGTGAATGAGCGGAGCTCGTTGGACGCCATCCACTCCGCCAAGCCATCCGTTACCAACGTGTCGTTCTTCCGCAGTGCGAGGGCCGCACCGATGGCGATTCCCTCAAAAAGGTTCAGCGGTGTCGTTCCCTTCCCACCGGGCCGCAATATCCCGTTGGGGAAGATCGGTGCCAGATGAGAGAAGACGTGCCTGAATTCCCGTTCGTGCGGTTCAATGTCGAACCTCACCTCACTTGCATCTCGCATGTAGTCATCAAGAAATGTCTTTACGCTGTGGACGAACTTCCGATACCTATCCACGAACGCAAAGAATCGGAGGACGCATTCCTCTCTGGTGCCATCCCCTTGATGACGCCTCGTCAAACGCACGACGGTCATGAAATCCTTCGTGCGGGCCAACTCGTCTAGCTTGTCCGCGAAATCGCCATGAAAGACGCAATCGCGAATTTCCTGATTGGTGAGTTCGACGCCTCCAGTATTCAGCCGCTCGAACAAATCGATGCGCACCACGGTGTCGCTTTTGTCGTTGAGGGTTACAACCTTAAGCGGCCTAGTCCGAAAGTGCTGTTGGAGATGTGACGGAAGGTTTTCAAAACGAAGGCCGTTGAACTTGCTTATCTTGCGTAGGTTCACGAGTGCGAGCGCCCCACCTAGTTTAAGCTTCTCTCGCAGAGATTCCTGTCCGGCAAATTTGACAATCGAGCTCAGGCGCTGAACGCCGTCGACTACTTCCCACGTGTTGTCGGCGTTGGTCGCCATGAACAAATTCGGGATTGGTATTCCTAGTAGTAAGGATTCGACGAGTTCTGAACAGCGTTCGTCGTCCCAGCGGAACTGGCGCTGATATGCAGGAGCAACGGAGATTTCACCGTCTCCTAGCATTCGCAGGAGTTCCTGCACCTGAATGTCGAACGTATCGAAATCAACGGACCGGCGCTGTTCGCCAAGCTGCTTGGTGAGTTCTTCCGATGTTGCGGCGTGCATAGGCAAGGCTGCCTTTCTGCCAACTACTCGCGAGAGGCGTATCATTAGGCCCTCCCGCGCTTCGTCGTTGCATACCTCTTGTCGCCACGTTCAGTCAAGGTGATATCTCCCCTCGCACCGGCCAACTGTGTCTGCGACCAGCCGCGCGCCCGCCGAGCCGCGATCAGTTCGGCGACCACCGGCAGTACCTCGCCGTCCGGCTTGTTGGGCCGGCGCAGGGAGAGATCGCGCGCTCGGCAATGGATCGCCACGGCACTGTGTCGCGGCAACGCGGCGCGGATATCGCTCGCCGCCACATCGGCGGCCGGGTAGATGCGCCGTAGCGCGCGCTCCTCGCGGATCGTCCACATCGCCATGTCAGCCAGTCGCCTCCGCTGCTTTGCCGTCTTTGAACAGCCCCACGAACAGGTGCCGGTGCTCCATCGGCACGTCATCGGCATCGCCCCACCACGACTGCCATTCGCCGGTTGCGTTCCAGTGCCGGGCGCGGACGGCGTAGTCGGGAGGTGGGTCGGTCGAGCCCTGCGCAGCCCCGTTTCCTCGGCCGAGCGGCAGCCCAGCCGGTTGATCCGCCCAACGATCCTGGTTGAGAAACGTCGACGGGTTAAGCCATTGCCGATCCGTGGGTTTTTCATCCACGTAGCGTTTCAGCCCGGCCATGATCTCCGCAAGGTCCGCTCGCTTGCGAGCGGCCATAAACGCGCGGCAAGCACGAGGCTTGCCGACCTTGTTCGGGTATTTTGGCCAGAACGTCTCCGCGAACTCACGCTGAATTTCGTCGCGCGCGCGGTTCGCATCCGAACGTTTCAGTGAGGATGCGTTCTTCTCTGTCTCTGTCTCTGTCTCTGTCTCTGTCTCTGTCTCTGGGGGGCGTGACGTTACGGTGTCGGTTACGCCATCGGTTACGGTTTGCGCCCGTTGCTTGTTACGGTGGCGGCGCATCCGATCGGCGGCGGTCGGGTCCGTAACGTCGCTCTTGAATTGACGGCCGAGCCAGTTGTGCGGTCGCGTAACGCTGGAACCGTCATCATCATCATCGAGCAACCCTGCGACACGCAACTGTCCGAAAATAGCGGACAGTTTCTCCGGTTTCATGCGCAATGAAAATGCCGCCTCATGGATAGGAGGAAGCACTCCATCGTTGCGCGAAGCGAGGCACCAGAGGTTGATCAGCGCGCGAAACAACGCGTCGGGCAGCATCTGGACCTTGGGGTCATCGACGAGATCGTCGTAGACCCGGAACCAGCGAGTGCTCATGGAAATGCCTCGTCCCTCACCGAGTTCGTCGCCACATCGCACCACAATCGGCAGGTGCCGATCTCGCCCTGGCGCTGCTTGGCGACGATCAGTTCCAGTCGGTGCCGGGCGTCCGATTCGGCCGTGACCTTGGCGTCCTCGTCGGCGAACGTCCGGTATCCCGGCCGCTCGATGTAGTAGCTCTCGCGGTAGACGAACATCACCACGTCGGCGTCCTGCTCGAGGTTCCCCGAGTCGCGCAGGTCCGATAGCCGCGGCCGGTATTCTCCCCGCGCCTCGTTGGCGCGGTTGAGCTGGTGGAGAGCGACGATGCAGAGTCCCTCGCGCTTGGCGAGCGCCTTGAGCGTCGCGGAGATCTCGCCGACCTCGTTGACCTTCTGACCGGCGTAGCGGTCGGAGGCGGCGAGCAGCCCGAGGTAATCAACGATCAGGATGTCGAGCGGCTTGCCCATCCGGTTGAGCCATTTGCGGCAGGCGCGGACGTGGGCGGGCATGTCGGACAGCCGGTTGCCGGTGTCACGGATTAGCAGCGGCAGCGCCTTCAGCCGCTCGTTGGCGCGGCGCACCGCGTCGTACTGTCCGGCGCCGAGTCGGCCGCGGGCAATCGCCTTGTACGCAATGGGCTCCGACGACAGCGCCTCGTCGGCGAGCAGCCGGTGCCAGACCGCCGAACGGGTCATTTCGAGAGACACAAACCCGACGCCGGCGCCGACGTTCGCTGCCCGTCGCGCGAGCGATAGCCCGAGCATCGTCTTGCCCATACCCGGACGGCCGGCGACGACGATAAATTCTCCGGGCGCGAACCCACCGAGCTTGCGGTCCACGGCGACCAGTCCGCTTTCGACGCCCTTGACGTGACGCCCGCTTTCCATGCGCTCGCCGATCTCGGCCAGGAAATCGTCGGGCCCGCCTTCGGCGGCCTCCGCGAGACGGGCCAGATCGTCGGAAATCTCGATCAGTTCCATCTCGGCGGTGGCGGCCACGTCCTCGGGACTGGCGCCGGGCACGGTCACTCCGTCGGCAAGGTGGGCGGCGGCGGCGGCAAGCCGGCGGCGGGCGGCCCAACGGACGACCTCGCGCGCCGCCGGGACCAGTTGCTCGCCGAACATCGTCGCCTCGGCGACCAGGTGGGCGAGGTAGCTGGGCATGGTGACGGCGCTGTCGTCGATAGGCGGCAATTCTCTGGCCAGCATCACAGCGCTCGCCGGACGGCCGGCGGCTACCCGCTCGGCTATCGCCTGGAAGATCGTGCGGTGGACGGGCTCGGAGAAATGCGAGGCCGCCAGGAACGGCACGGCACCCATCAGGCTGTTGTTGAGGAGCAGCCCGCCGAGGACCATTTCCTCAAGGTCGAGGTTGGCGGGGGCCGCGACGATGGTGGCGGGCGCGTTCATCGGCTGGCGTCTCCGGCGAGATAGACCTCGGCCGCCTTGGCCTCACGAACGACGATGGCCCACAGCGCCGCGCCAACACCATCTGTGCATCCGCACGCAATCGCGGCCTGATAGGCGTCGGAGGCCACGCGAAAGCCATCGTGGCGACGCAATTGGGCGTCTGGGAACCACACAGGGGTCATCGCTGCACCCGCTTGGCTTTGCCGGTCTTGCGGCCGGCATTGATGCGCGCCGAATGGCTGGACTTGCTGTCGATGATGGTGACGATGCGGTTGTCGATCAGCCTGAACGTCACCCCGTCGACCGCGTAGGAAGCCGCCCCGAGGTTGACCGCGCCTTGCACCTTGTCGGCGAGTTCACCGCGCAGGCGATCGATGTCGATCCCGCGAACGCGCTCGATGTAGCGCAGCAGCGCATGGTCGGAGACGTAGGCGCGCTTCATCGTGCCCGCTCTCCTTCGTCCCACCACCGCAGCTCCTCGGGGTCGCCCGGGCGCGGCAATACGGCGTGGCGGCGGATGTGGCGCTCGCGGATGGAGCGCAGCGCCTCGGCATACGACTTGGCCGCGTCGTCATCGGCTTCACGGCGGTCGCGGGGCGGCGGGCTAGGCATCGGTTGCCTCTAGGTCCAGATCGGTTTGCGGGCGAGACCGACCAGCCAAACGGTGCGATAGTCGACGAGCCGGCGCAGCGGCGTGAGGCGGGCGACGGTCATGGCGCAAACCTCGCCACGTCATCGGGTCGGGTGAGCGCCTTGCGTTGGCCGGGCGGAATCCACGTCAGCCGCGTATCGCCACGATGCCCGTGTTCCCACACAATCCAGGCATATGATGTCGCACTCGAAGCGCGCGGGTCCCAATGCCCTTTGACCATCGGGACGCGCTCGGAAAACAGGGCGACCGTTGCGGGAGGGCGCAGAGAGAACAGCCGAGTAAATCGGTCGCCGCCTTCCAGCCATGCGGTGCGCGTCAGCAGCGCGACGCCCCCGAGCGACAGTTCCAGTCCGCGCAAGGCGAAGTCTAGCGCAAGGTTGAACGGGGGATTGGTGATGATCCAGTCCACGATGTGACGGGCAACGTCAGGGCCGGCACCGACAAACGATCCAACCTGATAGCCTTTGCCGTAGTCGTGGACATCGGAAGTTTGGACACTGCCGAAGTACTCGCGCAGCACCTCGGCCATGTGACCTTCTCCGGCCGCAGGCTCCCATGCCGTCAGTTTGCGATCAGCTTCGTCGCCGGTGAGGCCAAGAACGTGCTCGCAGAGCGCGCGGGTCGCCCATGGCGGCGTTGGAAAAAAGTCCAGGGAGTCGACAGGCTCGCGCCGCCACGCCATCACGGCGGTTCCGCCGCTCGTCATCGGCATGTTCGGCGCGACGACCATCACGTCTCTTCCCCGCGCGCCACCAGCACCTGATACAGCGCCGCCATGTGGTCGCGCAGAGCGTCCGGCCCCATCACCAACGGCGTGACATACGGAGAGGTCCGCCCCTTGTTGCGGAAAAACGCCCGCTTGCGGCGTTTCGTCGGGCGCTTCTTCATAAGGATTGCCCCGGGTCGCGCTGCTGCCACTCGCCGCACCATTCGGTTGCCCGGATCATCGGCCAGATGGTTGTCGCGAGCGCTCCTTTCGACGTTTGCACAAGCGCCACCGTCGCCGGGTAGCGGTGACAGTTGCCTTCCGGCGGGTTGGCGAGCTTGTTGGCCTTGACCCAAAACCGGCAGGTCGCGCAGGTCATGCCGCGGCCCTCACTTCAACCGCCACGCCCGGGCAATCGCCAAACCGCTTGGCGACGTGCAGGTCGCTGATCCGCGCGTCATCAGTGAAGACGATCAGATTCAGAGCGTCCTTGATGATCTTGGTGATGTTGTCGGCGTCGGGAGTGGTCTTTTTCCGCTCGGCGCCTGGCAGCGCCCGCTTCTTCGCCGACAGCGATTTCGGCCAGGGCCAGGTCGCCACGACCGTCATCTCGACAGGCCCGTCAAACGGCGGCCGGCCGACCATCGCGTCCGCCGCGTACTGCTTCAGCACCGCCATGTAGTTTCGTTGCCGCTGCGGCGTGAAGCGCATGTGCCCGCGACCTCCGGCGCGCGCCCAAGGCACGATGTCACCGGGGACGGTGAAGCGAACGACGGTCATGGCCGAAGCGTCAGCCGGCGACGCCGGCGGCGGCCTGTTCCTCGGTCCCGAGCGCGGCTTGACCGAGAGGCAGGTCGGCGAGGTCGCCGAGCGCGTGGCGGATCATGTCGAAGGTGTCCTGGCTCTCGGCCTCGAGGTCGTCGCGCGCGGCTTCTGCCTTGCGTTCGAGCGCGCGGGCCTTGATGACCGCCTTCAGTTCCTTCTTGGGGATGCCGGCTTCCTTGGCCTCGTCGTAGACTTCCTTCATGGCACCGCGGATTTGCTTGCAGTCGAGCATGTAGGCCGACTTTTCCTTGTCGAGATCGCCGTAGAGGTTCTCGACGCGGGAGACGAACGACTTGACCTCATCGGGGTCGTAGCCGTTCGATGCCGGACGCGGGGACTCGGATTCGCCGTTCTTCTTCCTTGCCATCTTGGCCTCCTCGTTTAAGAGCTGATGAGTGCTCAGGTCCGCCTTACAAATTTGGATGCGGGGGTCGGATTCGAACCGACGACACTCCTGGTTATGGGCCAGGCGAGCTAACCACTGCTCCACCCCGCATCATTCCGCCGCTTCCGCTGTGAAACCAAAGATCGCCGGGTCCGCGTCGGCGCCAGCCTCAGCGAGCGCCCGCGAAAACCGCATGTAGTGTTCGGTAGGAATCCGACCGCGCGCCTTCCAGTTCGACACTGCGGCCGGCGTCACGCCAGCCAATTCAGCGGCGTGGGCCGGACCACCCAGACGCTCGATCACTGCTTCGACGGTCGTCAGCATTTGACGGCGAAACTAATTCACGATATGTGAATAAGTCAAGAGGCCATTTTCGTTCACGTTGCGGCAATAGCGTTTTGCGGGATTGCGTTGATTATTCCCGTTATGTCGCAGGATGATAAGGTGGCCGAGCGCGTCGTGATGACGCGGCTCGCGTTGGGATATCCGGTCCAGGCTGACCTTTGTCGGGCGATCGGCGTCGAGCCGAACCGCTGGAACCAATATGAGGGTGGAGGCACGCCGCGGAGGCGCATCACGCTGGCGGTTGTCGAGAAACTCAAGAGGCGATTCGGTGTCACATCCGACTGGATTTACTTTGGCGACCTGAGAGGGTTGCCCCGCGAGTTGGCCGACAAGCTCTATCGAGACGCGGCCGAATAGGCCGCCGCGATGTTCTTTTTCGCGGCGAGGGTCAATCTGGCGCTGATAAGTCTCGGCGTGCCACCAAACATCTTGAATAAAGGATACAAGGCAGGGCTTCTTGCGTTCGGCAAGATGTCGGGCAATAGTCCTCAGGAAATAGCCTTGTATGCCGTCGCTCAACTGCCGGTGGTCTACAGGATCAACCTCAACGTCGGCATGATCAAGGGCTGGATACGCAGGCGCAAAATCAACCCTGATGCACCAGAAATGCAAGAGGCCTTGGGCGAACTCGGCCTGTCAGGGCTGCTCTGATTTAAGCCAAAAACCCGGATAATTGTGGCGTTGCCCGCCAGCGGCACTCACAGTTTGTGAATTTTCAGGCTTGACACATTCACAGGCTGTGAATTATCGTCCCCCTCCCATAGCAGGAGGGCACCATGAAACCATCCCTAGCCCGCAAGTGGCGCGACCAGTTGCTGTCAGGCAACTACGTGCAGACACGCAGAGAGCTTCACCGGGTAAAGAGCAAAGGTCGACGGGTCTCCCAGCGCGCCGGATATAGCGCGCTGGGTGTTCTTTCCGAGATCGTCGCCCATACCAAGGTCGTGCGGGCCACTCACTGGAAGTGGGACGGGCGGGCATGGCGATATCCCGACGAGGTCCCTCGCATCTTGTCCTTGCCGGATATCGTTCGGAAAAAGATCGGCCTTACCGCAGGAGATCAGCAGTTTTTCGTCGGACTCAACGATGACGATCACAAATCCTTCCGCCAAATCGCGCGGGAGATCGAGAAGCTCTACCTCGATGGAGATCGCCAATGACCGACACGGCACCGCGGCAGCACACCCACCGGACGCCAGGCCTTATCTTCCGCCGTCTCGGCTCGACGCTGGTCGTCTCATGGTGGTGGGCCGGCGGCAGATGGGTTGAGGCTGTCGAGATCGTGCGCGTCGGCGTCAGCCGGTACGCAATCCGGCATGGAGACGACTTGGCGTTTGCCGGGTCGGTCGAGGCCCTGCTTGCACACATGGGCGATTATCGGCGCAAGGCCGCACACGCCCGGTACATGCAGGCAGAGTTGGACGAGAGGCTTAAGGAACTGGCCCACGAATCCGGCCCCGGCGGGCCGGTCAATTACGGACAGGCAGGCAGGCGGCTATGAGCGGCGACACACGCGACGACGTTAAGGCGAGGAGCGCACGATGAGCGAGACGAAATGGACGCCGGGGCCGTGGTTCGCGCATGGCCCGATCAACGCCAACCGACAAGATTACGGTGTGGTCTCTTCGCGTCCATACGATCCCGCAAGCACTGGTGGTTTTCAACGGCGGATTGCGTGGATAGGCAATGCTTCATCGCCACATCAATCGCTAACGCTTGAAGCTGAAGTGGCGGCCAACGCCCACCTGATCGCCGCCGCGCCGGAACTCTACACGGCGCTGGACGACCTGATGGGCGGCGACGAACGGATGCAAGTCGCGATCGGCGGCAATCCGCTCTACGTCGACAGGTTCATGGATGCCGCCCGAGCCGCCCTCGCCAAAGCACGAGGCGACGAAACCCCGCCCTAACATGACCCATTCGCCCCGCTCGGCAACTGAGGGAGCCTAACGTGCTGTACCCAACATCAGCCCCATTCCAGCACCGGGCCACAGGCCATCGAGCGGGGCGTGTTCAACCCCCCGTGGTCCGGTGTCGGGCATTCAGGAGCATACGATGACCGACGCGAAGCGCACCGTCCTCACGCCCGGCATCCATCTCGACTTCGACGTGGACGCCTACCACGCCGACCCGTGCCCCGAGCCGTCCCTCACGCAATCCATCGCCAAGCTCCTGATCGACCGCTCGCCGGCCCACGCCAAGGCCGCGCACCCGCGCCTGACGCCGCCCGACCCGGCCGACGACGAGACGCCGGAGCCGTACAAGGCGGCCCAGGCGATCGGCAGTGCGGCCCACGCCTACCTGATCGGCCGCGGCAAGACCGTGGCGGTGTTCGACGGCACCGACTGGCGGTCGAAGGAGGCCCGCGCGTTTCGCGATGAAAAATCCGCCGCCGGCTCCATCCCGATCCTGTCGAAGCACATGGTTCAGGTGACGCGGCTGGTCGACGCCGTGCGCGATCAATGCGAGCAGGCCGGGTGGCTCGATGCCTTCGACAACGGCGATGGCGAAGTGGTCGTGGTCTGGCAGGAGGGCGGCATCTGGGCGCGCACGATGATCGACTGGCTCGGGAACCGCGTCCCGACCGTCTACGATCTCAAGACGACGACGCTGTCGGTCGCCCCGCACGCCATCCCGAACCTGATGACGAACGCCGGCTGGGATGTTCAGGCGGCCATGCAGGAGCGCGGCCTTGACATCGTCGATCCCGGCAACGCCGGCCGGCGCACGTTCCGCTTCGTCGCCGTCGAGAACGCGCCGCCGTTCGCGCTGACGCCGGTCGAGCTGCCCGAGTCGGTCATGACCATGGGCCGGAAGAAGCTCGCCTACGCCCTCGACCTGTGGCGGCGCTGCATGGAGTCGGGGGAATGGCCGGCGTATTCGGCCGAGGTGTGCCGACCTTCTTACCCGGCATGGCAGGAGGCGCGCTGGCTGGACCGCGAGGTCGAGGAAGCCGAGCGGCGTCCGCGCCAGTTGCACAGCATCATGGGGGGATGACGATGACCGCGCCCGCCGCCCGCTCCTTCGACGCCAAGCCCGCCGTGCGCGAATCCGTCCCGCTGCTCGTCGGGCTCATGGGGCCGAGCGGTGGTGGCAAGACCTACTCGGCGCTGCGGCTGGCGTCCGGTATTCAGACGGTGACCGGCGGCGACATCTACGGCGTCGACACCGAGGCACGCCGGATGCTGCACTACGCTGACCGCTTCAAGTTCAAGCACATCCAGTTCGACGCACCGTTCGGCTCGATCGACTACCTCGCCGCGATCCAGCAATGCGTGAAGGCCGGCGCCAGTGTGGTCATCGTGGACTCGCTGAGCCACGAACATTCCGGGCCGGCCGGGATGCTGGACTTTCACGACCAGGAGCTCGACCGGCTCGCAGGCGACGACTACGCAAAGCGAGAGCGGATGAAGATGCTCGCCTGGCAGAAGCCGAAGGCTGCCCGCCGGCGGTTCATCGATGGCCTGTTGCAACTTGGCGGGAATTTCATCTTCTGCTTCCGCGCCAAGGAGACGGTGAAGCCGGTCAAGATCGGCGGCAAGACGGAGATCGTGCCGCAGGGGTTCATGCCGATCGCCGGCGACGAACTGGTGTTCGAGATGACGGTCAACTGCCTGTTGCTGCCACACGCCAATGGCGTGCCGACGTGGCGTTCGGATCAGGTCGGCGAACGCCTGATGATGAAGCTGCCAGAGCAGTTCAAGGACATCTTCGAGAAGGAACAACCGCTGTCCGAAGACATCGGCGCCAGACTTGCGCGGTGGGCGAAGGGCGGCGAGGCATCCGCGGCCGCAACCTCCCCGGCTGTGGACCGCGGCGGAGGGGGCGTCCCAGCGGCGACTCCCTCCGCCGCCCCCGACGACGGCGCGATTGCCGCCTACCAAAGCTACGTCGACATGATCTTGCAGGAGGACGGGGCGACGGCGCAGTCGGTGACGGAATGGTGGAATAGCCAGGCGCAGAAGGATCAGCGGCGCGCGCTCGACATGCCGCGCGATCTGTCGACGATCATCCGCGACAAGGTCGCGGCGCGGATCGACGAGCTGAAGGCGGATGTGGAGGCGGTCGGTGGTTGACCTGAGCAAGCCGCAGCGGTTCACGGCGCGGCAGAAGATGCAGTGCGCCCAGCGCGAGACCGGCTATCGGCGCTTCGTCTATCCCAAGCGGGTTGTCGCCGGGAAGATGACGCAGGCCGACGCCGACAAGCAGATCGCCATCATGGACGAGATCGCAGCCGACTACGGGACGCTGGCCAAGAAGGAAGAACTGCCGCTGTGACCGAGCCGCTGTATCTCGACGACGCTGAGATCGCCGACCGCATCGGCGTCGGCAAGGACAAGTGGCGGGAAATTGCCCCCGTGCTGGAACGCGCGGGGCTGCCGAGGCGCGATCCGCTGTTCTGCCGCCGCAGGTACTGGCCCGCCGTGAAGGCGTTCCTTGACCGCCGCAGCGGCCTGGGGACACCATCGGGTGCCAAGAGCGGCTTCGCGCCCGATGGGGAGGAAAGGTTCGATGAGCAACGCACCAGGTCTAAAACGCCGGAAACGGTCTGACGGCACGTTCGCATGCTACTGGGTCGCCGCGCGGGCGGCGCGACGGGCAGCGGCGTATCCGCTCAAGACAATGCGGCTGGAGGGCGACGACGACGCAATCGCCGCCAAATGCCGCGCGCTGACCGTCGAGTTGCAGGAATGGCTCGGGCGGCAGGGACCGGCGGCGACGGAATACGACGGCACGCTCGCCAGTCTGATCGGCATCTATCAGACCGACGAGGATTCGCCCTACCGCGGCGTCAAGGGCAACACCCGCCGCCACTACGATGACACACTGGCGATCGTCGCCGCTGCCGTGGGGCCTCGCCGCGTCGATCTTCTGACCCGCAAGGACTTCGCCCGCTGGCATCGCGGTTTCCGCTTCCCGGACGGCGAGGATGGACCAGACCGGGTGCGCCGGGCGCACAACTGCATCAAGATGCTGCGGATCGTGCTGAGGTTCGGCGCCTCGATGCGCTACGCCGGCTGCCGGGACGCCGCCGACGTGCTGTCGAACATGACGTTTCCGCTGCCGGCACCGCGCCGGGCGGCCCTGACCTACGCGCAGGCGGCGGCGATCGTCGAAGGCGCCATCGCCGCCGGGCGGCCCTCTATCGGGCTCGCCCAGGCGCTTCAGTTCGAGCTGTCGCTGCGGCAGCGCGACGTGATCGGCGAGTGGGCATCGGCGGTCGAAACCGGCGAAAAATATGCCAAGAAATATTCCTCCGGCATCGTCTACCACGGCCAGCGGTGGTCGGGCGGCGTGCTGTGGTCCGACCTGTCGGCCGACCTGATCCTGACCAAGACGACGACCAAGACGGCGGCCGTGGGCGAGTGGGATTTGAAGCTCTATCCTCTGGTTATGCGGGCGCTCGCCGGTTGCGGAGAGAGGCCCGCAACCAGACCAGAAAATGCCGGTGTTTTGTCAACCAGGGTCGGCCCGATGATCGTCAGCGAGACCACCGGCCATCCTTACCGGGCTGACGATTACCGGGTGAAGTGGCGGGCGATAGCGCGGGCGGCCGGCGTGCCCGACGCGGTGTGGAACATGGACTCGCGGGCCGGCGGGATCACCGAGGGCGCCGACGCCGGGGCGGCCGTGGACGATCTGCGCCGCCACGCGACCCATACCGACGCCAAGATGACCTCCCGCTACATCCGCGGCACCGGCCCGGCGACGGCCCGGGTGGCGACGCTCCGGGTGGCGAAACGCACCAAGAACGAGGCGTGACACGGCTATGACACGGCGCGGGAACGTTTTGAGAGCGGGTGAAGGGAATCGAACCCTCGTATGCAGCTTGGGAAGCGGGCTGAAACGGCGGATTTCCGCCGCGCCGGGTCACGGTTTGCCGAGCCATCGCCGATCCGAGGGGGTAGCGCGGCGAGCGGCTGTGACACGCCCCGCCGCCCCCTCCCCCGTTGCTGAGGGCTGGCGATGAAACACGTCGTAGCCCTATCAGGCGGCGCAGCGAAGGAGCTTCAGTGAGCCGAGAATGGCCGAGGGGATGCCGCGAGGCTTCGTGCTAGGCCAGATCAGCCGCGATCTCACGACAGCCCCCTCGGGTCGCGGCCCTACGCTGAGCGAAGGAGCCCAAGCCATGACCGACCCTGACGCCGGCACCATCGCGCGGGAGATCGTCTCGCGCCACTTCGAGGGCGACGACTTGCCCGAAAATATGGAGATCGCAGACGCGCTCGCGGCTGACATCGCCGACACCTTTCGCGCCTACGCCGCCATCCGCGTCGCGGCCGAGACAGAGCGGTGCGCGAAGATCGCCGAGGCAAAAATCGTTGTCGATCCGGCCACCAATCATCTGCTTCCGCTCACGCACGAGAAATACGCGGATGGGCGCGAGATCGCCGACGCCATCCGCGCCCCGCGCACCGACAGAAAGCCGACCGTAGAAGAATTGGACGTTGCGCAGTTCGGCCGCGTCCTGCACGAACGACCGAAATAGAGGCCGAGGCAATGAAATACGTTAAAGCTCTTGCGGACTCCACCGGATGACAACCCGGCAGAGATGGAGCGAGCAAGGGAGCCACCCCGATGACCGAGTCTCTGTCGGTAGGGGCGGCTTCCACAACACGGGCAAGAAGGATGGGGAATTGGTGCCATGAGCGGAATGATCTGCACGACCTGCGGTGATCAGTCGAACGACGCAACACCATTACACTGCCAGCGGCCGGACTGCCCGCAAGGTCCGCCGCCGACGTTCTTTCACGCCATGCCAAAGCCGGACGGCTGCGAACACGATTTCAAGGACTGGCGCGACGACGAAGATGGCTGCGGTGGCTCGCTCTATTGCGCCAAGTGCGGCATGTCCGCCCGACACTACAGCATGATGATGTCGCCATGACCGAGCGCCCGAAACTGACGAAGGCCGGTCAGGCCAACCTTGAAGCTTATCGCAAGGCGAAGGAGAGTCCCTACGGATGGGGCCAGCCCATCGAACGCATCTGCCCGCCGTCCGGTCCCCGCGTGATGGGCGTCGGGCGCGATCCCAACAACCCCAAATTCTATGACGTGGCCTTCTCGGCTCCGCTGACCGACGACCAGTTGCGCGATCTGCACGAGTACCTGCGAGGCTTCTCGCCGGTGCAGCGCAAGTCACCTGCCAGCGAGGGAGGGTAGCGAGATGGGGACCGTGCCGGCGACATACGAGCAGCGGCTGGCGCTTGAACTCGAATCCCTTCTAGCGATGGGCTGGAACCAGTTTGAGATGGCCGCTCGCTACAACGTTTCGCCAAGAACAATCCGGCGATGGCTGAAGAAAATGCCGGTGCACATCGCCGCCCACAACGCGGCTGAGGAGGATGGGGGATGAGCGCCGCCAAGCCGGTTCGGTTGCAGCTTTCGCGCCTCAAGGGTTTCAATCTTCAACGCCTCAGCATGGCGACCAACGGTCTGCCGGCGGTCAATTGCACGCGACAGGGTGCGTTCGGTGGCCTGTTGGGGAATCCGTGGCGGGTCGGCGAATACTCTCGCGAGATGGCCGTGTCGCTGCACGAGGTCTGGATCAACGGCCAGGCGTCCGATGCCGAGGTCGGCTTCGCGGCCGCGCGCCTTCGCCAACTCGTGATGGACAAGTTGCCCGAGTTACGGGGCAAGAACCTCGCCTGCACCTGCCGGCTCGACCAGCCCTGCCACGGCGACACGCTGCTCGCCATTGCCAACGGAGATTCTGAATGAGCGCCCCTGACGCCGTCGCCACGTACAGCCCCGTTACAATCATTGTGTACGCGGCGACAATCACCACACCGACGAGGGCGGCACTCATTACGTGCCCACCGCGCGATCTGCCCCTGCGCATTGTCTCCGACCCGCGCGACGACGGCACGGTGAAATCATAATGACCGCCAAGCTGACAGAGGGGCAGAAGCGCGACCGAACTATCGTCGTGTATCTCTGGCTCGGCATGTCCGACAAACAGCTTGCGGAGGCAAACCGAAAGTTGCGCGAGATGGCAGCGTGCATAAACGAGAGACGGCCATCCGTGAGGATGGATGGCCGCTCAGTCGGTTACTCCACGGGCTCAAGGCCCGCTTCGTGAACCGCACTTACATCTAGCGGATTCTCTGACTCATTTCAAGTGGTTAGGGGATGATTTCCCCAATCGAGTCAAGTGCTTGAATCGACTCTCTGTTTCCGCCAGAGCGGCAGCTTGAATGGATGGCCGTCACACCCCCCGGTCCTGTCGCGGCGCGGCGCGCGGCTGGACACAGATCGCGCCGACCTGCGCCAGGAGCCCTTGCGGCAGGCTGGCGATCATCGTGGCGGCCACGGTCTGGCATGTCTCACGGTCGCCCGCCGGCTGGCGAAATTCGACCGTACGTCCGGCCAACGGCCCGCCCAATATGAAAACCACCACTATGGCGGTCCACATCGTCACCCCCAGGTCTGGGGGACGTAGAGACACCGCACGCGCAGCGGCGACTTCATGAGGCAGACATGAAAGAACTCGTCGCCGCTTGGCTCCACGCGCAGATCGTCATAGGCGATGACTTCACCGGTCGCCGCCACCACCCAGCCGTCGTCGGTGGGCGTGACCTCGCTGTCAGCCACCTCGCGGCAGTCTTTGCCGGAGCAGCATGCGAACGAATAGGCCCAGCCGGTTTGCGCCATGTGGGCGTTAGCCGGCCAGGCGGCGAGCAAAGCGGCGAGCATGATGATGACGGCGGCTCCGATCAGTAGGAGGGCGATATCGCGGATGGTCATGGTAATCCTCAGCTCAGCCATTGCAGGACGGTCAATCCGACGGCGATGAGCGCGATCAGCATGGACATGGCGCTGAACAGCCCGGCGCGGTTGCCGCGAAGTTCCGACATCTCCCGGTCCACTCCACGCCGCCAGTTGTTGCTCTCCACATTTCGCGCCTCCCACATTTCTCGGGTGACGTAGTGGGCGTTGCGCGCTATCGCTTGATCGTGAGCGTGATTGAGTTCATCGAGGCGCCGGGCATACTCATCGGCTTGCAATCGTCTGGCCGTTTCCATGCCGACCAGGCGTTCGTTGAGGACCGCGATTTTCTCTCGCAAGTCGCGCTCGCAGTCGTCGGTCATCGGCGCCGCCTCGTCACCGTCTGCGCGACCTTCTCCACGGTGCGCCCGCCGAAATAAGCCGCCACGATCCAGCCCATCCACTCGCCGACCGCGCCGCCGATCGCGGGCGTGCTGCCCCAGCCGAGAACTGAATCCCACAGCACCACCTTGCCGACGTAGATCAGCACGATCAGCGCGAACAGCGGGCGCGGCAGCGCCGTGTACCACCGCCCTTGTTCGGCGACGATGATGGTCCGGGCCTCGCGGCGGCTCTCGATTTCGGCCGCGATCCGCTGGGCGGCGAGATCGGCCGCCAGCGCCTCGCTGGTCTGGGTCGCGGTCAATTTCGCCTTGTAGCCGGCGATCAGGCCGTTGATCAGCGGGCCGCCGAAGAAACCGAGAATCGTCGCGAGCATCGGATCAGAGGTCCGTCGCCCGCGACCGCCGCAAGACTTCGGTCAACAGGCCCGACGCCACCAGATAGACCGGCGTCCACTTGGCGAGCCCGAACGCCTGAAAGATCGGCGTGATGTCGGTCACGGCGACGGCGCCGAGAATTGCCCCGGCCGCCACCTGCAGTCGCGCCCAGAACAGTGTCTCCGAATCGCGGAACCACGATCCGATCTTTGGCCAGAACAGCCAGACGGTCGCCGCGAATGCAACGCCGACCCCAGCCGCGACGGCGAGTGCGGTCATGTTCATGGTGATTTCCTTTTGAAGATGGACAGGACGAAGTCGATCGCCGCGAGCCACCACGGGCGCGGCGTCGGTGCCGGGACCGTCGGTGCCGGTGCTTCGAGCAGATCGTTCAGCCGCATCTCGGTTGGCGGCGGTATCGGTATGACCCGTTCGGCGAGTGGCCGCGCGGCGTAGGCCGCCGCGAGCTTGGTGTGGTAGGCGTTCTTGGCGTAGCCGGCGCCGTTGTAGCCCTTGGCGAAGGCCGCCCAGCGCAGGGTCCGCAGGTGGCGTTGCAAGTTTTTGGCGACGATGAACCGCGCCATCGCGTAGAGCTGAGCTCCCTCCGAAACGGTCATCGCCCGGACGAACTGATGCACGGTCGCAAATCCGGCAGCCGCGTGATTGAAGCCCATCACCTGCCCCAAGCCCCACGAACATGACCGCAGCGCAGCGTCCTCGTCGATCGCCGTGGCGGCGCGCAGCCATCGGTAACGCTCGGCCTGTGTTTTCGGGTAGGGCTTGGCGCCCCATTTGGCGTAGGCGAGGCCCTCGCGCACGGCGCGGTCGCGCTTCTCGCCAGCGCCGAGTTCACGGTAGAAAACGTGCGGCTCGTTGAGGATGATCGGGGCGCGGTCGGGCGTGAAGCCCTTGCCGGTTGTCTCGACGGCCAAGACGGCGCGCACGGCGGCGACCTGGCAGCCGAGGTAGCCGGCGATCAGCGTTACGTCGGCCGGGTCAAGAGGTCGAGCAGGACCGTGAAAGTCCACCGTCACGGCGTCGGCCCGCCGCCGCCGAGCCAGGCCGCGACAGTGCCGCCGACACCGCTGACGACCGCCGCCAGCGCCGCCCAGGCGCCGTGGAATCCATGGCGACCGACGTACCAGCCGGCCCCGCCGGCGATGGCGGCGACGAAGATGAGAATCAGGAAAGTGGCCATTTTGCTGTCTCCAATGTGGAGTCAGCGTGATCGGGCATCATCGTGGCTGCAACGCACAGACAGATGGGATCATCTATTCCCGCAGGGCAGCCGGGGCGAGGATCGGTTCCTCGTTCTTGACGACGAGGGCGGCGGAGAGTTTCATGCGGCCAACCAAAGCGATAAGGACATGGCGATGACACGACACGATCTCGCTCTCTTGATCGACGCGGCCCGCAAGCGTCTGGCGGCGTTGCACCATGACGATCGCGATGCGGCGGAAGGAATCGCCTTGAGCGCCGCCATCGCCGCCGCCGAGCGGGAAACGGCGGGCATATCGGTCGAAGATATCGGCTTCACGCCACCCCCATGACCTTGCCGATGTTGGCGGCGGCGACGCCCATCACCTTGCCGGGATTGGTGACGCCGAGGACGACCCCGGTCCAGCCGGCCGCCGCCGGCTCCAGACCGAACGCAACGCCATTGCCCCGACCCGCCGGTAGAGTCGCCGGGTTGCTGTACTTGGTCCCGAAGCCCGACGCCCACGGATATGCCGAGACGAACGGCGTGGTGTCGTGCGCGACGGCTGTGTCCGCGCCGTCGGGCGAGAAGGCGACTTCACCGCCCCGACCCGCCGGCAGAGTTGCCGGGTTGCTGTACTTGGTCCCGAAGCCCGACGCCCACGGATATGCCGAGACGAACGGCGTGGTGTCGTGGGCGTCGACGATGTCCGCGCCGTCGGGCGAGAAAGCAATACCCCGAGTTCTGTCCGGCACCGGCGTCGCCGGATCGCTATACTTGGTGCCGAAGCCCGACGCCCACGGGTACGCTGAAAGGTAGGGTGAGCCCTGAGACCCGACAGCGAGGTCCGCGCCATCCGGCGAGAAGGCAACGGCATCGCTGTGATCCGTTGGCGTCGTCGCCGGATCGCTGTACCTCGTCCCGAAGCCCGATGACCACGAATAGGCCAAGACGAAGGGCGTATCTACGCGACCGATGGCTATGTCCGCGCCATCCGGCGAAAACGCGAGGGAATTAGCAGTCCTATCCAGCCCGGTCGTTGGATCGCTGTACTTGGTGCCGAAGCCCGCCGACCACGGGTAGGCTGAAGCATAAGGGGTGAGCACATGACCGACAACTATGTCAGCACCATCCGGTGAGAAGACAACACACTGACCTGTGTTTGGTGGCAACGTGGCCGGATCGCTGTACTTGGTGCCGAACCCGGCGGCCCACGGATAAGCCGAAACAAAGGGCGTGGTGTTGTGAGCGACGGCTACATCCGCGCCATCCGGCGGGAAGGCAACGCTATTGCCCGTACTCGCCGGCAGAGTCGCCGGGTCGCTGTACTTGGTGCCAAACCCGGCGGCCCACGGGTACGCCGAAACGAAGGGCGTCGTGGTGTGAGCGACGGCTACATTATCGGCCATCGGCTGCTCACTCCGAACAAGTTAGCGGGTCGTTGCCGTTGCCAGGTCCGCGGCCCGGCGAATCACCGCCTCATCGATGGCCGCGTCGATCTTGTCAGGCGCGATCTGGCCTTGCAGCGCTTCCCAAACCCGGCGGCTCTTGCCCTGTTCGACCCTCTCGGTACGAAGCAGGCTGCGCAGCCGGTCCCGGTATTGCAGGTCGACGATTTGCTGCACTGTCGCGTCGTCCATCTCGGCGGGCAACGAAGCCACCGCCGTGGCCTTCCACTTTGCGAGCGGTTCCGGCCAATCGCCGGTCGGCAGTACCGCCAGCATCGCGGTGTAGTTGTCGATATTGACCTGGTAGCCGAACATCTCGTGTTCGCGCGCCACCAGCGCGTCCGCAAGCGCGGCCGTCTTTATGTCCTCTGTGACGATGGTCCTCATTGGATTTTCCTATATTTGAAACGATGTGCGACTAACGCGACGGGTGACGGCCATCACGCGATCTCCACCCAGCCACCGGACGGCAGGAAATATACAACGTCAGCCGACACGGCGTAGCCGACGACACGCACAATGTCCCCGGTCGCCGACGGCGCCGTCTCGGTCATCGCTCCGGGGGTCGTCGACACGTAGAGCACCGCGCCCACCGTCCACACCCAAGTGTCGTCGCGCACGAGCGACCCGGCCAACGCCACCGACATCGGATTAGTGTCGGTGCCGGCCTCCAGCGCCAGCGCCAGCATTCCGATCGCCGTCGCCGCGGCGTCCGCGTCGGTCAGCACCCACTTACCGGTAGACGCAAGATAAACCAACTCAAACGCCGCGACGGTCGCCCCGGCGTTGATCGCCGCGGTGTTCGGCCCCTCGGCGGTGTGATCGCTGGCGGGGATTATCAGCGGCGCCCCGGCGAGCGCGAACGCCGACGCCTCGTTGCCGTCCAACAGGTCGGCGTCCAACCCGGAGGCGGCGCCGTCCACGGTCTTGACGGCCGTGAGGATTTCCGCCGCCGACTGATCCGCCGTCGCGCCGCTTTCGATGCCGTCGAGTTTGGTCTCGTCGGCGGTGAGGAACGATGCCGTCGTCGCCGCCAGAACCGCGCTGTTACCGGCGCCGGCGAGCGTATCCAGGGCGGCGTCGGCCGGCTGATAGACGCCGCTGTGGTTGTGGTCGCCCGCCGCCACGTCGCCGGAGCCGGTGCCGGTGTTCTTGGCCGCCGCGTCGCCGGCGTCGTCGACCATCGATACTTTGGTTTTGCGAATTGCCATCTAATCAACCTATGAAAGACGCGTAGCCTCGTGTTCCACCGCCGCCGCCCGCGTCCTGATGCTGCACCGCGCCGATGTCGGGATAGCCGACTGCACCGGCATAGCTTCCAGCCGTCTGTGTGAATGCCCCACGACCCGTTCCCTTGGCCGCCGCCAGATTGATCCTGAAATCGCCGTTGGCGGGATCGACCCAAGGTGTTACGTCATCGTCGTAGGTGACGAGTCCATGCTGAACAAGATTGTCCATATTGTTAAGTTGACCGGATGTATTGGCCTGCGTCCCGGCCCCAAAGCCACAGTTAACGATATCCCCAGATCGCGCGACCGCATCATAACCTTCGATACCGTAGCGGCCATTCTTTACAAAATTGCAGTTTTCAATCAGCGGGCGGTTGGTCCCGGACATTATTATCCCAGACCCCCCATTGTTGTATAAATCGCATCCTGAAATGACGAAACGGGATGGCGTGGTCGTGTAAATCCCACTGCCTCCATTCGTATCCGCAATACATCGATCTAAGATAGTGCCGGCGCCGATCATAAAACCGTTACCGTTTGTCCCGATATTGTCGTGAGAAATGCAGCGCAGTAACCAAGTTTGACCACCCACAAGGAAAGCGCCCGTGACCGAATTGCTCTTGTTGCAGGCATAGGCTTCGCATTCCATTACGAGGTGCGCGTTACCGTACTCCAAACGTAGTCCATTGCCTCGGCTGTCATGGAAAACGCAGCGAAAAGCGAGGGCCCGGACCTGTAGTTCGACAAGATGTGCGCTTCCCGAAGCCCCATTGTTGGCGAAGATTAAGTAAGCAAGATCGGCATCCGCAACGGTGGACAAAAGCAACTTATAACTTGCGCCGGACGTACCGCCGTCAATTGTCGCCCGGCCGCCGTCTCCATAAGCGGACGAGTACCCTTCAAAACGCATCGGACCAGCGTTGCCGTGCGTCATTGCTGCCGTAATGTCGTATTGCGCATCGTTCTTGAAATTGATGCGCGGGAAGTGTCCTGACGCGTTGGTGAGCGTGCTTTGCACAAAGTTGAACGGAAACGCCTCGCTGCCGTTTGGCCCCTTCCACGCGCCGCCGATCTTCAATGTCGTGTCGCTGGTGCCATCCGCAGGTTTAGTTCCCGCCTTGGCCGTGGACGACACCGTGATCGTGGTCGCATCCCGTGCCGTCACCCGGCCGACGAAGGGCGTCACCGAAGCAGCGTCGGGATAGACCGAGGCGAAATCACCAACCGCAACGCCGTCCGCTGCCGGATCGCCCGATGCAACCGTAAACACGCCGGTCGATTGCACCCACGACCCGGAGCCATAGGTGAACGCCGCCGTAATCGCCGGCTCGGTCGTGTCGCCAGTCAGAGTCCCCGCGTTGAGGTTCGACCCGCCCGACCGGCAACAGAAATTCGTGAAGGCCATTACGGCTCCTCATGCACCGCGATTTGCGTCAGGCCGTTCAGCTTGACGCCGGCGCTGGCTTCCAGATCGGTGACGAGAAGCTGAAGGTTGTTCTTGAAGGCGTTCACCATCACCCCAGTGATCGGTGAGCGGCCATCTGTTGCCGAGCCGTCAACCACAACATCAGCCGTATTCGGAATGAGTGTACCGAGTCCGGCCGCATTCCATTCGGCAATCAGGATTTTCGCCGTCCAGTAGAGTTGCGCGTAGCGGTCGGCCGCCGGCCGGATTTTCTCGTTGCAGAACTTCACAGCCTGCGGGTCATCTATTGCCATGTCTGGCTCCTTGTGAGTTAGTGGCGGTCATTGTCATGCCCTCTCCAGTTTCAGGAACAGCGTGACGCTTTGGATGCTAGTCACGCTGTCGACGTTGAACAGCAGTACGTCGTCGGCCGCGAGTGTCGTCGTCCAACTAGTAAGCGTGCTAGACTGACCCTTGACGGCCGTCGAAATTGTCGGCTTAGCCGCGGCCGTGATCGTGTCCGCCACGGTCGGCGGATAGTTGGCGTAGGTGTCTTTCCAAATATCTACAACTATAGAGCCGGTCTGGTCCGCGAGCAGCGTCCACTCGACGATCTCGAACCCCGCCGGAATAAGAACGTGCCCCGGAACCAGCCCGGTAGCGATCACCGCCCCGCCGCCATCGATAGTGAACGCAAGGTTCAGAAAGTCCGACACCACGCCGCGAGCGAGCCACCCCTCGATCACCGCCCCACTAACCGGCGCCGTGTTGCGGGTGACGACCGTTCCCGCGACGGTGAAGTGAACGCCCTGGTGCTGTGGAATACCGTCCTCGATCCACAGGATCATCGATCCGGCCGGTATCTCGGTCAGCCCCGCGACTTCGGTGGCAAGATCGAAGGCGGTCACGATGCCGTCGCCCGTAAACTCGAACGGATCGCCCGAGAACGCGCCGGACCCGGTCGCACTCGGCAAATCGTCCCAATCGACCTTGACCAGCGCGCCCTCGGCTGTGTACGCCAGCACGAAATCGCCAGCGGCCGGCGCCGCTTCGGCGTTGATGTCCGCAAGCGCGATGGCGGCCATCGCTCCCGCGGTATCGTCCCACGCCACCACACGATCGGCGCCGGGATCGGCGATCGTCAACGCCGACCGACCGGCGGTCGTTGTCGCCAGAGCGGCAACCGCCGTTAAATCAGCGTCAAGCGGTTGGAATGCGGTAGCCGCGCTCGCCGCCGCCGTCCCCAGCGTGGCCTTGCGGCTGACGGCGGGTGCGCCCGGACGCTCGATCTCGACGAGATCGCCGGCGGCAATCGGGTCGCCATCGGTCAGGTCGGAGATTTTGACGTTTGCCATTACGTCCTCACGGGATCACGATGCGCGTGTCGCCGCCGACTGTGACGCGGATATCGCCGGGAACCGTGACGCGAACAAAAACTTCAGCGGTAACGGTGAGACTCCCGGCCAGCGCCGAAACCGCCGCCAGCGCGCCCGCGAAAGTACGTGCGATAGCCGCCGCCCCGCTGAAGGCGCTGACCGACGCCAGCGATCCGGCAAGGCCGCGGATGCGCTCAAAACTGCCCGCAAATACGCTGACCGACGCGAGGATTCCGGCGAGCGCCTTGAGCCGCCCCAATGTCCCTGAGAATACCGACACAGCGGCGAGACTGCCGGCAAACGCCCGGAGCCGATCCAATGTCGCTGAGAACGCCGAAACGGCCGCGAGGCTTCCGGCGATCCGCCGGGCCACGGCGGCGGCGCCGGACAATGCGCTGACAGCCACAAGGCTTCCGGCGATGAGGCGAAGCACCGACAACAGGGAGCCGAGCAGAGTTGACGACGAAGCCATCGACCCAACGAAGCCAACCCGGCCCGCAAGATCGCCCGCCAAGGTAGAGACCGAAGCAAGGGCGCCGGCGAGCGCCCTGGCAACGCCGACCGAGCCGGCAAACGAACTGACCGACGCAAGGGCGCCGTTCCAGAGGGAGGCAACCAGCGCCAGCCCGATGAGGTGCTTGAGGGCCTTGCCGTCGGCAGAGGTTGCCTCGATCGATCCATCGGCGTTCTCAAGAGGTGCGATACCGTCAGCGGGGAAAGTGTCGGCATCGCCCGTTGCATCGACGCGCGGAGCGACTGCATCGCCGATTCTGACAACCGACACCTCACGTCCTCAATCCAGGCTGATGGAAAGAGCAGCGGCGGCGAAGGAGGCCGTGTCGTCGTTCAACACCGGTTTCGCCGTGGTGAGCAGACCGGCGCCGAGGAAGTTGCCGGATGTCGCGGCGTCGTACAGCACGAAGTAGGTCAGGTCGGCGCCCACAAGCCAATCGGCCGTCGCCTTCGGAAAGGTCACGACGTTGAGGTTGGTAACGACGCTGGGATCGGCCGACGTGGCTGCGTTCCAGTCCCCCGCGACCGTCGCCACGCGGGCATAGGCGCCAGCGCTCGGCTCGGTGACGTTGGTCCCGGTTTCGGTCGGCGTCGTCGAGGACAGCCCGACATAGATGGCCGGAGCCGAGGCGAGCACGCCGAGCGCCGACGTTTTGCCGAACAGGGAATTGAGCAATGCTTGCGCGGTGTAATTGGAGAAGCTCATCGGATTGTCCTCATTCGGTGTCGGCCAGCATGGACGGCTCGATCCTCACCGGGCCGAAGAATTGCGTGGTGACCGTTTCGGCCAGCACAACCTCGCACTCGTGCCAATACGGCTGGTTCTTGGCCCGGAAGGGGTCGGGATCGGCCGGCGGCAGCGGCGGGCGAAACTGGATGCGGATGGTGCCGGCAACCGCCGAGACGATGGTGATGGCGCCCGTGCCAACGGAGGCGGCGTCAAGATCAATGGTGACAAGGCGAGGCCCGCCACGGCGGGCGGAAAGCCCCCAGCGGATGTCGTCGCCGGTCAGCCCGGTGAGATTCGCCACCTCGCCGTCGAGCCCGTTGATGATCGCATCAATCGTCAGCGTCGAGTTGCGCTTGAAGGTGGCAAGGTCCAGCGGCTCCATGCCGGCAGCATGAACGCCGGGCGCTCAGCCGCAACGCACAGCCGGGAGGGAGGAGGGCCGACCGCCAACTTTCGGCGAGACGGGGGGCGTTTCGATAGGAAGCCGGCGGCCGGCACACCACTCACGACGCGAGCATGATCGCCGGCGCGGATACTCGCGCAACGCACAGGGTCAGCGCACGACGTTGCCGAGGTTCGGGGCGCGCTGTGGCGTCGTCCGGCCCGGCCCCCACCAGTAGCCCTGCCCGTAATCCCGCTCCATCCGCTGTTCGAGACGACGGAACGAGCCGCGATAATCGGGATCGACCATCGTCTGAAGCTGGTCCCATATCAGCCGGTCGATGGCGAGGCGGGCGTACCAGAGGTTCGTGCCCGGCGCGTTCCAACGGACTGCGCGCGCCAGTTCGGTGCCGACCCGCGTCGGCTCGCCCTCATAGGCTCGCCGCATCGTCGGGAACGTCAGGCGGCCGATCTGTTCGACGAGGCTGCCGAGCGGTCCGACGGCGGTCGCGGTGAGCGCCCCGCCGCCGCGGGTGTAGCCCTGGTAAAGCAGATCGCCGAAGATTCCGAGCGCCCCGCCCTGGAAGAACGACGCGCCCCAGAACGCCGGGTCGTTCATCGGCCGCGTGTCCTTGCCCTGCAACAGCGATTTCGCCTGGATGGTGGCGGCGCCGGCGAGCGTGCCCGTGAGCGCCAGCGCCGACAGATAGGCCGCCCGGTGGGCCGGCGATTGAAGCCAAGCGCGCGACCCGTGCATGACCAGCATCATCATCGGGAACGATTTGTAGGCAGAGACCGAACGCGACATTTCGCCCCAGAACGAGCCGCGTGCCAGTCCCGCCGTCGTCAGTTGCTGAACGCGGGCCGACGGTTCGAGCACGGCATAGCGGCGCTCGTCGGCTATGCCAGCCATCAGCTTCTCGGCAAGGCGCTCGTCCTCCACCCCGTCAATGTCGAAGAAGCGGGCGCCGTTAACGTCAAGCTGGGGCGAACGCCGCAACACCTCCCACTCGGCCGCCGTGATGCCGCGCCTGGTCAGGAACCGGCCGAAGGCTGGTTCCAGCGCATCGAAGCGCCGGCCGGACTGTTCGGCGACCAGCCCCAGCATTTCCATCGAGAAGGCGCGCTTCAGTGTCTCGGTCCATGCCTGAAGTCCCTGGGCGCGGATGACGATCGCCGCCGCCTGCGAGCCGATCTCCTGAAACTTCGCCGCCTTGCCGCGGCCGACCGCCAATCCGTCGTCGAGATAGCGCGCCGCGCCCAGCGCCTTGTCGATGACGGCGTAGGCGGTGATGTTGAGACGGGCAAGCGCCTGGCGCTTCTCCGGCGAATCGACGATCAGTTGGAGAGCGCGGGCGAGCACGCGGGTGGCCGGGATGCCGTTGTAGTGGGCGGCGAAGGCCACCGTCATCGAGTCGCCCGGCACCGACGGGATGATCGCCGAGCCGAGTTGGGCGGCGGCGAGGAACGAGCGCAGGCCGCCAAATATGCCGGCCATCGCTTCGGACTGCACCTCGGAGGCGGCGCCGGTCAGCACCCGGAACGTGCGCTCGGCGGCCATCGGCGATTCGATCGGGCGCAGGATCGCCGCCGGCTTGTGGCCGGCGTTCCATTCGCGCAGGGCAGTCTCGTGGAGAAGGCTGAAGGTGGCGCGATAGTCCGGCCCCCAGGTGTCCATGAAGGCGATTTCTCTGGCCATCTCCCGGAGGTGGCCGGTGAGGATGTCGTAGAGGTTGTCGCCCGCGCCGTATTTGCCCATCATCTCGCGCCAGGCGGCGGCGCCTTTCTCGCCCTCGGCGAAGCGGAAGACACGCATCTCGGGGTTGAACGCCGAGCCGCCGTTGCGACCGCCGCCAGCGGTGATGTGCTCGTAGGCGCCGGTGACGATCGCCGGGATGTCGGTCGGGGCGGCTGGCGCGCCGGTGCGCCGGTCCATGACGATCATCGCGCCCGAATCGACGTGGCGGAACGTGTCGGCAGTCCATTCCGCCTCGTTGCCGCGCAGGCGAGCCGGCCCCCATCGCTGGGTGACGCGCCAGTCCTCGGCTTCGGTGAACACCTTGCCGGCGGCATGGGCGCGCCTGACGCCGAACTCGTTGGCGTCGGCGAAGCCCTTGGCCGCAGCCCGCGCCGTCGCGTCGCCGGTGTCGACGCCGAACATCTCATCGCTGATTCGGACTTCGAGCGCCTTGTCGCGCCCGATGCCCATCTTCCAGCCGGTGCGGAGCGCCTCGGCGCCTTTCTGGAACCTCTCGATCATTCGGTTGGTGATGGTCTCGGCCAAGGCTTCGATGTTGGCGCCGGTGGCCGCCTCGCGGATGTCGGTCGTCATGTCGGCCATCAGGCCGGCTGACTTGCCCTTGGGATGAGCCGCCACGCGGGCGAGCGCGCGCTGCTGGGCGATGAGTTGCTTGGCCACGGCCAGCTTTCGCCGTTGCGCGGCCTCCGCCATGATCCGGGCGGTTTCGAGCGCGGCGTGGGCCTCGGCGCTGCCGACCGGCATGGCGCCGCCGAGCCGGCCCTGCATCCCCTCGTAGAGCCCAATGGCGTCGTCGCCGGTCTTGCGGCTGATCCGCCCGGCCTTCACCAGCTTGTCGACGCAATAGCGAACGGTCATGCGGCGCTCTCCACAATGCCGCCGGTGACGCACAGTTCGAGTTCGCGCGCGGCGGCGACCTCATCGTCGGCCTCGCGGAACAGGTCGTCAACCTTCCGTGTCACCACGGCCCCGGTGTCCGGGTCGGTCATCCTGAGTTCGGCCACCTCGCCGTCCGCCAGCATCCGGCGCGCTTCGACGAGGGCGGTGTCGTCGATCCGCTCCGGCGCATCGAGCGCCTTGTCCACAGCCTCGTCGGCGGTCGCCTCGCGTGCCGCCGGGATCAAGTCCTCGCGCTTCGCCCGCTTCAGAACCGTCGCTAGCACGTTGTCGGCCGTCAGGGCTTCGCCGAACAAGCGCGGATCGACGGTGTTCTTGATCGCTTCGTCGGCGTAGCCGGTGAGCATCGCCGCCATGTCGGCACGGCTCGTCGGCCGCGTCAGGTTCTCGCCGCGGAACATGAAGCCGAGCAGCGCGCGCGTGACCGGCGACTGATGGGCGAACATATCGACCTGGCGGGCAACGTCGGCGACCTTCTGGCCCTCGTCGCGGGCGCGGCCAACGATACGCAGCGCTTCGAGCAAATCCTGGGTGATGTCCATCGACGCCGGGACGGTTCCATGTGAAACCGCGTCGCGCATGGCGGCCCATCGGCCGGCGGCGTCGCCAAGCGCTCCTCCGATCGCCTTGATGTTGTTGTCGGTGTCTTCAAGCATCCGCGTGAGCAGCGTCGGCTCGCCGTAGGCGCGGGCGAGCATCGCCGCCTCGATACGGCCGAGCCCTTCCTTGGAAATGGCACCGGAGCGCGTGAGAAAGCCGCCGCGTTCCGATTCCGGCATGGCCTCGACGAAGGCGCGGCGGAAATCGCGGTTGGAGGCCAGCGACACGTCGGGGTCGCGGAGCAACGACATGATCCGCCCATCGAGCAGCCGGGCGTCGGCGACGGCGGTCTCGGCCGCCGACATGCGGGCGGCGGTGGCACGGTTGGCGGCGATGGCGAAGTCGGCGCGCTCCGCCTCGCTCATCGAGGTCACACGGCGGGCGACAAGCACCGGCTGGCGCATTCCCTCAACGTCAAAGCCGAGATCGCGGAGAAAGGCGCGGTAGGACTCGCCGTTGCCGGCGCCGTAGGCGCGGCGCACGGCGAGAACGCGGACGTTGCCACTCTCGACCACGTTGTCGGGTCCGATCACCGGCGCGCCAGAGGCCGCCTCCGGCGACGGGCCGAGACGCTCCGGGTCGAGCCGCGAGGCGATGGCGGTCAGTTGATCGGCGGAAGCCGCGCGGGTGCGATCGCGCGGCTGAAGCCCTTCGGGATAGGCCGGGTTGACGCTCAGATCGTCGCGGTGGGAGACAATCAGATCGTCGGCCTCGACGACCTCGTGCCGCACCTGCACCCGTCGGCCGTCGGCGGTGGCGACCCGGCCCGGCATCCAGGTTCCGCGCGACAGGGCATCGCCCGGATCGACGGGCGGAAGGTTTTTGGCGAGGGCGGCTTCCGCCGCTGCCAGCCGCTCGCGGTGGGCAGTCTCGCCGGCGATCCCGGCGCCGTGGTACGGATTGGAGGCGACGGTCTCGGCCTGGCGCTCGACCACCGCCCCGGCGTCGAGGATGTCGCGGGAAAAAGTCTGCTGGATAGCCTCGAATGCCTCTAGTTCATTCCGGCCCTTTCCGAACCCGGCCATCTCCGGCCGGGTTTGACGCACAAGCGCAAGCGCCTCTTTCCGATCAAGGAATTGTCCGCCAGGACGGGCGAATCCCATCTGGTCGTCGAATGCTGTCGGCCCCTGAAGTTCTGCCGGTGTCAGCAAATCGGCATGGGTCTGACCTGGTTGCCCGTAGATCACCTTTCCATTCGGCATTCTGCGGGCCACGACTACGCCCGTCGCATCTATGTCGCGGTTGGTCACGCCGGTGGGCCGGCCCCCAGGAGGCCGTACAGCGGCATCGGGCACTGGTGGCTCCTCCACTCGCGGCGGAGGCGGTTCGCCCGTCAGCGAGTCCGCTGGGCCGCGCAGGCGTGCCCTGGCCGCCCGCCATCCCACCGCCACCGTCTTGATGCCACCGCCAAACGCCGCGCCAGTAAAGCCTGCGAAGGCAACGTTGGTCGCGGCGTCACGCACGCTCCAATCCTGATCGACCTGGCGCTTGTAGCCGAACGTGCCCGCCTCAATCGCAGCCTGCGAACCAGCCACAATGCCGGCCTCAATCATCGCAGTCCTGAGAATCCCGGCGCCCCAAGAGGCACCGAAGGCAAAGGCCGCCATGTTCACCGGATCGACCATCGCGCCGGCCATCGAACCGGCGAGATTGCCCCAGAACGATCCCCAAGAGGTCGAGCGCATTCGGATCGCCATCGCTTCGTCGCGCGCGGCGAGTGCCCGCGCGAGCGCCTCCTCCTGCAAGCCATCATCGTCGGGAAACTCCAGGTCGGCCGCCCCGAATGCCGCCCGCAGTTCCTCGTAGGCGCGGGCGCGAGCCTCGTAGACGCCGCCGGCGGCGGCGATGCGCTGATTATCGACTACCACCGCCTCCGGATTGAACAGCCGCTCGCCGGTAGCCTGCTCGTAGCGGTCGATGTGCGCGTCGATGACGGCGAACCGATTATCGACTTCAGCGGTGATGTTGTGGAAGCGAAGCATCTCGCGCCACGCCCCACCAAACGCCTCGCCGCCTCCGGGATCGGGTCCGGGTGATGGCTGACGGCTGAGCGCCTGAACCGCGCTCCGGCGCTCGGCCCCGGTCAGCATCAAGGTCATCGGTCGAGTCTTTCGATCGCTCGACGTTGCTCGGTCAAACGGCGGTCACGCTCGGCGGCGATCTCCGCCGGTGAGGGTTGGTCGCTTTTGCCCTCACGGTTCGGCAGCCCGGACAGATCGAGCACGAACAGCATTCCATCGGCATCGACCAGGAAGCCGCCGCCGATCTCTACGGCGTATCGGCCTGACTCGACCATGCTGAGGTGTCCTTGGGCGCGGAAGTCGGCGACGCTCACCGGAGAGCCGTCGGCGGTCCGGGCGCCGGCGAACGCGGCATCGGGCATTCGCCATAACATCCGGTCGAAGTCGGCTTGCGTCATGCCGTAGACCGGCGCGATCGTCTGCTTCCGGTTCATCTCCACCATGCCGCCGGTCACCTCCGCCATCGCCCGATCCCATCTGGCAGGATCGAACGTGCCGGATTCCTCGCCGGCCTTCAGCGACAGGTCGGCGTAGCGGTTGCGCGCCGCGGCAAACAGGCGTTGGCGGGCGTCTCCCAGCGGCGGCGCGAGCGCCCCGATCGGCAGCGACGGTGCGATGTCGTCGCGCCAGCGGTCATTCACCGCCGGCGCCAGTTTCGGATTTGCAGCGAGCGCCGCCTGGCCATTGACCACGCCGGCCGCCGCCTCCGGGTTGGCCGCGAACAGACCGGCGGCGGTCACCAGCGGCTCGATCTCCGCCTTGTCGGCGAGCGGCGCCAGCGTCGCGCCAAGGGTGTCGACATCGAGCGATCCGGCGAAGGCGGCGGCGAGCTGCACCCGGTCGTCGGGCGTGGCGCCGGACCACCAGCGAGTGAGGATTTCTGCCTCCTCCGGGTAGAGCGCCGAGCGGCCGATCGGGCCTTCGTGCTCGCCGACGATCCTCAGCTTCGCGGCGCGGGCGACGAGATTTTCAGCCACCGCGTCGAGGTTGGCGAAATCGAGAGGCTGGTCGGCGTCGAACCAGCCGCGTTCGACGCCGTAGCGGAGCGGCGCATCGCCGAGAAGTTGGCGCCGGTGGGCGGCGTTGGCCCGATCCGCCTCGACAAGCCGTGCCCGAACCGCGTCGTCGCCGATCGGCCCGTCCGGTGACAGAAGCTCGTTGGTGAGCGCCATGCGCTCGGCCGCCGACATGTCGTTGACGCCGGCGTGCAACGCCGATTCGGTCAGGATTTCCTCGACCGAGCGCGTCTTGTCCTGGTCGTTGACGGCGCGGGCATAGCCGACGAGGAGGTCGGCGGTGTCGATGTCGAGCCCCCAGCCGCGAGCGAGCACGTCGTTGGCGTCGGCGATCAGGCCGGTGAGATCGGTGCCGAGTTCCTTCCTGTATGCCGTGATGACGGCCGGATCGTACTGGCGGCTCGGCGCCTGGCCGGCGATGGCGGCGATGTAGTCGCGGGTCTCGCGCGGCAGTTCCGCCGGATCGCCGCCGCGGGCAAGCCATTTGTCGACGTTGCCCTCGCCCCAGTTGTAGCCGGCGAGCGCCAAACCGAAGTCGCCGTCATAGCGGTCGAGCAGCAGCTTCATGTAGCGGGCCTGGCCGTCGATCGACTGGGCGGGGTCGGTCGGGTCGATGCCGAAGCGGGCGGCGGTGCCGGACATGAACTGGGAGATGCCGGCCGCGCCCGCCGGACTGACGGCGGTGGGGTCGAAGCCAGACTCTTGCCGCGCCTGGGCGGCGAGCAGGCTGGCGGGGACGCCGTGCTTCTCCGCCGCTGCCGCGAACATCGGCTGAAACTCCGGCGGAGCGTCGATCGTGTCCGGTGGTTCGGTCGTCGCCTGATAGACGCCGAGCTTGTCCTGACCGGCCGGCATGGCGGCGAAGCCGGTTCTGAGATCGCGCAGCCGCACCGCGTCCGCGATCCGGCGCACGTAGGCCGGGTCGTTCAACGTCCGGCCCTGGTCGATCAGCGCCGCGATGTCGGCCGGCGCCACGAAGGCATCGGTGTCGATCAGCGTTCGTTCGATGTCTCGAGCCTCGACCCGGAAGGCATCGCGGGCGATCCTGGTCTCGGCCGAGAGCTTGGTATGGAAGCTCATCGCGTCGGCGATGGCGGAGCGCCGCTCCTCCGCCGACATCTCGATCGCCGGATCGTTGAGCGTGGTGGTGGCGTAGCGCAGCGCCGCGTCGGGATTGTCGCGGAACAGGGTTTCGACCTTGTGGCGGACGGATTCCCGCAGCAGTTCGCTTTCGAGCCGGTCCTGCTTGTAGACCGCGGTCTCGACCGATTCTCCGAACGCCGGGTTGCCGGTCAGTTCGTCGGTGAGGAAGCGATAGCGCTCGCGGGTTGCGGTGTAGTCCGCCGTCCCGGTCTCGCCGCGGCCGGCCATCGACAGGAGATCGTTTTCGATCCGGGCGAGTTCGGTGCCGATCGCTTCCTTGGCGCTCGCCGTATCGCGCCTGTAGGTCTCGCCGATGAGGTCGCGGAAGACGCCGCCGCCGAGATTAACGAGCTGTTGTTCGAGCATCGCCTTTGACGAGCCGGGCGCGCTCTTGAGAACGCTCCGCGCATAGAACTCCCACGATTTCTGAAATGCCTCGGCGTTGCCGTTGGCCTTGATGGCGAGGTCTTGCGCCTTGGTTCGCGCTTCGTCGAGCGTCCTGGCAGCGAGGCCGGCCGAGGCTGCCCGCTCGTAATCGAGGAGAGCCTGGCCGCTGGCGCCGAGGGCGTCGGCGAGGGCGCGCGCCGGCGCCGCCACGTCCGCCGGGCTGACCCGCGAGGTCGGCGCCTGGCTGGTCACCAAACGGCGTGGGACTTGCGGAAGCTCAACCACCTGAGAGCCTCGACAACGACGAGAAGCCGCGCCCGAACGATCCGAGGCTGCCGTAGAGGAACGTGTCGCGCGCCGATTTCTTCAGGAAGGCCGAGCTTTTCTCGTCCTCCTCCACCTGGCCGAGGATGTTGGCGACTCGGATTCGGCGCTCGCGGTCGGACACCTCGCTCTCTCGCGCGATGATCGCCTGCGTCGTCGGGCTGTCGGGTGAAATGCCGGAGGAGGCGCGGATCGCCCGGATATTGGACACGACCGACGCCAGTTCCTCGCGGAGCGCGGTGTCGGTCTCGGCCGCGGCGATCTTTCCGAACCGTGCCGCGGTGGCAGCCTGTTCGGCCTTGAAGCCTTGCGCGCGGGCGTCGCCCACGGCCCCGGCCACCCCGGAGGCGGTCGAAAGCGCCGTGCCGGCGAGAAGCGCGATGGAAACGGGGTCGCCCATGGCCGGGGAGTGTCGCCCGTCCGTCGGGCGGCGCAACGCACCGGGGCTATCGGTGCTTGGCGCGCGTGACTGGGGCCTTGCTGCCCCGGTTCTTGTTGTAAATCCGGGCGGCTTTCCGCTTCGCCCCCTTGTCGCTCATTCCGCCTCGTTTGAACTTGTCGCGCATCCGCGTGTAGCCCTTCGGCATTGGCCTCTCTCCCTAGTTGGTGATCTCGCCGGCGAGTTCGAGGATGGTCAATGGGCCGGGGACCGTCTTGCTCAACGTGATCGCCGGCGTGAACGATCGGCCCTCGCCCGGAGCGCGGTAGGTGTCGGAGGCGGCGGCTGCTCCGCCGAACGTCCGACCCATGAACACCAGAGTCGTCGAATCGACGATGGTCGCCGCGGCCCGCTTGACACGGCGCCGGCGCATCCGCTGGCCGCGCTCCTCGCCCTCCGGCGGGCTCGGCAGCCACGGCTCGACCGTCACCGTCCAACCGAAGCCGGCGATCACGTCGTCGCCTGAGAAATCGTCGCCCTCCACCGTGACGATGTCGCCGTTCTCGTCGACGGTTCGGGCACCGAGATGTTCGTCGCCGTCCATCAGATCGACCACGAGACCGGCGAGGAACCACAGCCGGCCCTTGGTCAAATCCTCCGGGTCGGGGCGCAGCGTCGCCAGCGTCTTGTTGAGCGGCACGGCACAATCGACGAACTGATCCTCGTCGAGCTGCTCCATCGCCCAATCCAATTCGCTGTCGTCGTCCTGATACTGGACATTGAAGCGCACGTCGCCGCCGAGGCTCGAAATCCACTTGACCAGGCCGTCGCCGGTCACCGGCACGAAGCCCACCCATTCGTTCGACGAGTCAAACTTACCGACCAGCGCCGTGCCGTCGTCCTGCGCGACCCATAGATATTGCTCGGATTCGGCACCGCCCCCGGTCATCGCCGCCAACGCGCGGATGCCGGTGAACAGGTCGGCGTGAAACTCTGAGATCGCCGCCGTGCGATAAGGAAAGGCCGTCTGTCCGGTCGGTACGATGGCGATCAGGCTCTTGCGGTTGGCGACCGCGTAAACCACGCCCTCGTGCATCGACACGGGGCGCACGTGGCCGGCGCCAATGGCGGCGATGGCGCGAAAAGCGACGCTGCCGGGCGCCAGTGGATTCGCCTCCGAGATCGGGATGTACATCACGCCGAGGTCGGTGAGCACGTACTGATCGGCGCCGCCGATGACGTGCAACACCCTTCCCGCCGCCGGAATGAGTTCCAGGAACGCGGCGGCGGGCTCGGCTCCGATCAGCATATCGCGCGGCGCCCCGATCGCCGACTCCGCGAGCGCCCGCGGCAACTGCGGAAAATCGCAGAAGATCAGTCGCGAGCGATCATAGGACACACTCCGCGGCCAGCCGCGATAATCGTTCATCAGTGCTTCGTCCCACAC